TTGATCCGCATCCAGATCAGGATAGCTGTATCCGTACGGCGCTTTACGAATCCGGCCAAACTTCCGCCTGTAGGCATGTTAATGTATGTGCCTGACGTAACAGTGGTAGTCCCCGTCAACGTCGCAGCAGAGGTAAATGCAGAGCTAAAGGGAACTACTGCAGCACCCTGAACAGATAGGGTGCCGGTTACAATCATGTTATCGTCGGTCTTCAGAGTGTCTGCTGCGCTACGATACAGGGTCGTGTCCGGAGCGGAACTACCCGCCCCCCAGCTCATTAATCCTGCTGCATCCTGGATGAAACGCGGATTAGCTTCCACGGCAACAGTCGAGCGCCACAGCTGAGTCGTACCAGCCGTGGCTCGAATATTAAACCCTTCACCATTAGTGTCAGTGCTAGCATTCAGCAAATAAGGACCGGTAGCTGTCCGAGCAATCAGCAACGGTAGCCAATCCGCTACCGAAGCACTCCAAACGTAGGCACGACGGGTATCCGTCTCAAAGATTTCCCTACCATCCCAGCGATTTACGCCAACCGGCCTTGTCCCGGAAGTGCATATGTGAAAATTTATTGCAGCATCAACCTTATCGGCATTGTCATTGATATCGGCGGTGACATTGATGAGATCTCCAGTAGTTGGGTTAGGATCAGGCTTCCTAAGACCCAACCTGGTTGTTGTGGTTGCCATGATTCTCCTCAGTAGGGGATGACGACTACAGTTTGGCCATAGAACGAAACGGTGCCGAGATTGGCCGAATAATACAGATTGAACCTGTAGTTTCCCGGGACATTCGGGAATATACTTGGATCGTCAAGCAATATGGCATTTCCAATGTTGAAAGTCCCTGGTACATAAGGAATCTGTGCATTCGGTGTGTTCCCGCCTAGGGTTGCGCCCGCCACCGGTCCGTTGCCTGCGAATAAGGTCACAGCCCCCGTCTTTAGGTCTATAACTTCTACACTAAGTCCGCCCCAGCGCCAATCATAGGTTCCCACCGGATTGTCCAATGTATGGCTAATCTCGCTTCCCAACAACAGGATTGCTCGTTTAGAAGTTCCGATCCGTGAAGTTACACCTAGCCCGTTGGGATCTGGCTGCCAATATTCTCCAACCGAAGTGTCCATAACGAGCGATCCGGAAGTGCTCCGGACAGCTTCCGTCCCGAAGGCAAGCGTAGTCAAGGAAACCAGCGCTCCGGTCTCATCCACCGCCTCTAGGCCATATCCACCGCTGACAAGCTCTCCGGCCCGAATCTGCGCGTTGCCACTAGAGTCATCCACACGAAGGCCGTACTTACCATCCGGGAGAAGACCCATCCTGACAATGATCCGCCCGAGCGCATCTTTTACCTGAAACGTCCCCTGGTCTATGCTGACGATACCTCCGGTGCCAACCTCAATCATCGCGGCAAGAACCGAATTTGCTGTTATGGTACCAGCAGTAAGCTTCGAAACGCTTAGGCTTGCAATCTGCGAATTGGTAATTAGTGGCGCCGTCACACTGGTTGCAGCTGAGGCAGATGACTTGTTACCTGCACGATCAACCGCTACCACCTTAACAAACACTTGTTCAATCTGCGGGATAGTAAAAGTTCCAATCGCCGCAATACCTTTCGACATCATGCCGATGTTTGCGGCGAGTTCTCCAACTTGGTTTGTCTCGTCCGGATAGAAGCTCGCTGAACCGCCTACATAGACGTTAAGCCGGGTAAGGTCTGGCTCCAAGTTGTAAGTACCCCCGGAAGCTCTGCCGAGCGTGTGGGTGACCTGGATCGTCAAAGGCCCACCGGCAACGGATGAGGGAGCGGCAGGAGTGCTCGGAGCAAACAAGTCCCCCACAGTAGTCTGGAACGAACTGACAGAAAAGTTCCCGAAGTGGGGCGGATATGCAGCATCCACAGCCCGAATCTGAAACTCATAAGTCACACCAGGAGTCAACTCCAGAATCGTAGCCTCATTTATGCCCCAAGGGAATTGCATATATATCCATTCAGGGCTCGCCGAAACAGCCTCGCTAAGCGGTGCGCCCCAACGGTTCGCGCTTAACTGCCCCCAACGATAGATGTTGTGTACCGCACCCCACATAACGCTGTATCCGATGACTTCTGAGACTCTGTAGCGAATCTCGTAGTAAGCACCATCAATGATCACTGAGGCATCGGTATTGAGCGGAGTGGACCAGCTAACACGAACCGCAGACTTTGTGGTGCTAATTTCTGAAGCCTGATAGTTCCCGAAAGACCAGGAGGCGAATGCAGGAGAATCCGGAATGGTCGTGTCCGCCCCGGGGGAGGGCGGAAGGCTAGGCCGGAAGCTGATCGGCTCTGATGTAGCGAGCGACCGGGAAAGATCTCCAACCACAATAGTCGTATCCCCAGTTTCGCCAGCATAGTACGGGCTGAGATCAATCCATACTCCATTGCTACGTCTAAAAGCTATCGTCCATCCAGGCGGAATTGGCCATGTCATTTCGGCGACACGGAGCGCCATCGGATTGATCGGCTGGCCCTCCCAGTAGACCTCCCGCGTATCGTCAAAGAATCCAACATCAGGGTCCCATACGTTTACGTAATCCCCAACGGCGACATCACCTTTGATATCATACACACTAGTTGAAAGCGATACACTAGCCCGTTCAAGGGAGAAATGATTAAGGAGGAGCTGTGCACGTTGGGCCGCATTATCCGCTGAGGTATCGCTCTCGCTCACCACGCGAACCATTCGGACGTCTCCGCCGTGGAGGTGATTGTATGGGTTAGCAACAATATCTGCATCGCCAACCGCTATCTGTTCGCCCTCGCCCTCGGCCAGAAGCACTAGACGAGTAGTGAAATCCTCTGCATCCCTTCCCATTTCCATCCGGCCCGGAAGGGCTCGCTGCCGAAGGTCAGCCCCTCCAGTACGGCGCAGGATAATCGCTCTTGGATCTGTCACGTACAGCTGCGAAATTGTCCCGGCATCCAGAGTGGCATCGTTGTTTACCCGATACTCAGCCCCGAAGATTTCCGTTACATAGTCCAGAGCCTGCCGTGGCGTCTGCCACTGATGCTCGCCGGTATAGGTCCCGGCCACAGAGTTGATCGTGCCAGCGATTACAGAGCCACCCGGAGGAAGGAGGGCTGCGACCGAGGCGGCAAAGGTATCCGCGCTTAGGCTAACCGCTGTCTCGAAGACATCCCCCTTCCCGTCCTCATCGCCTAGCCAGAACGTCATGCCTGAGCCGCGAAGGAAGAAATCATCACCAGCAGTGCGACTTCGGTACACCCCAACATATCTGGCCGCATCCAGCAAATTGTCCCCATACTCGGCCGGACTGAACTTGTTGGGGATTATCGCAATGTGCCCAAAATATTCCAGCTGATCCAGAACAGCTTTGGGGGTTTCGTTATGTAGACGTATCTCCCATGATCCAAGCGCCTGCCTTACCTCTGTCACTGTCATCTATGCACCACCGTTGTCATCTCGGATACCGAACCAATGTACTGATCTCGCAGCACCGTTGCTGTATCACCAACACCGGCCGCGCCTCCTCCCACAACAGACCCTATGTAAACATCCAGCCCGGTCACCGCTGCCTTTGAGATCCCTCGGTTCGTAGTGTAGGTGACGGTCTTACTCGACCCAACAATGAAACGATTTCCATCAGCGTCATCCCCAGACGCTGCAACGTATCCCGTTGCAGTTTGATCGGAAGCTGTCTCTACAGTCTCGAGATAAGCGCCAAGCGTGGTTGAGACATCGGCCTGCACATAGACCTCGACCAGTCTCGCACCACGTCGGAGCGTCAGGTCGACATAGGTTCTACCGGGAGAGGCATTCCGCAGCAGACGTATCGTACAAAGCTCAGGGTCATTCCGGATCACCGACATTTGGTCAAAGATACCCAGAGAAGTTGTTGCTCCGCCTCTGGCGATGTGCCAGGCTTTCGCCTCCCACACCGTCCCGCCCCAAGAGGCGATAGACAGCATACCGTTAGCGGCCAACGGCGTCACACGCACAAGCCCGTTACTCAGCTCCCAACCGGTCGCGCTCGCCCTGAGTAGGGTGCCGTTACGTTCGAACCCGTCCGTCAGGATGCGTACTCTTCCACCGGCATATGAACTTACGGCGCAACCCCAACGCGGATTGATGTTCGGAGGGATAACCCGGTATATCGAAATGTTTCCGTCCTGAGACGTCCGTGTCATCGTGGAGCTAGGAATCGTGGACCCGGTGAAGTATGCATAATGCCCAATAGGTGGGGCATGCCAACGCTCACCAGTAAGCACGAAATTGTTGGAACGAATAGCAAAGCCTAGTCGACTCTCCAGGTCCACCGAGCTATCAGGACCAAACTTCTCCAGAATGAAACTACAGGCAATGTTTCGTATTTCACCAGGCCACTCGAGGAGTTCCGCCCCAACGTCCTTGACTTGGTAGTATCCATTCTGGTCTGTCTTATTCTGAAATATCACCGGAACTATCTGATCAGCTAACCCCAGGATGTCCTCTTGCGCTCGGCGCACCGCCGCGTCATCGTGTCCTTGCCATCCGACATAGTCCTGAACATCTATTTGAATCGTACGTTGTTTGGTTCCTGCATTGTTTTGCTCCGAAAGGGTGTATCGCTCGCTCAGGTACACCCTGCCCACTCGGGCCACGCCCCACATCAGCGATATCCCTTCTCATAGCGGTCCAACTCATTGTGAAGCCTAGCAACAAAAGTCCTTGGCACGCTTGGGTCGGCCATATCCCATGTGCCGGTGATGTTTAGGTTCTGAATTGTTACTGCACTGTTGTTCCCAGCCTGTGCGGCTGCTGCGCTCGGTATCGCAACATTAATCGGTGCAATTCCGGCCTGCGCGGTGCTGACGCTTGTTGCGGCGTTTACCGGAAGCGATCCCACAGCCCCGGTCATCATAGACTTCATAGCTTCACGGACTATCCTTGCCTTTCCGAGGATTCCAGACGCGAAGTCATCCACTAGGCGCTGCCCGCGCTTGAGGACATAGCCCTTACCGGACAACGGACCCTCTTCAGCCGGAGATCCCGGCATGAATCGGCCGATAGCGTTCACGAGTTGCCCGGCCGCATTCTTCACCTTTTGAATCATCGACAGGATTCCGTCTATCAAGCCCTGCACAACGTCACGGCCCTTGTTGTATAGCAGAGCCCCAAGGTTCCCAAGCGCCTCATTGATTTTCCCGGGTATCTGCTTGACGAAATTCACAGCTTCGGTCAGCCGTGATACCACTGCCTCTTTCATACGATTGAAGAAATTGGATACCATATCCACAATTGCTTTGATGAACTCAACATGGTTCTTTATCTGCTGAATGGCCCACTGTACGACGGCAACAATACCCTTCCAGACCAATTCTCCAACCATCAGCCAGAACTTGAAATAACCGACGATTAGATCAATGAAGAATTTCACAATAGCCCAAAGCTGATCCCAGGCAGCCTTCAGCGAAGGAACAATTTTGTTCATGAACCAATCAGCAACTGCCGCTGCCGCCTTCTTGATCCAGCCCCACGCCGCCGCCCAAAGGTCTTGGAACCATGTAGTTTTGGTGGCGATTAGTATGATGATCCCGATAAGAATGATGATTGCCGTAATGATTAGGCCGATCGGCGACGCAATGAAGGCAAGATTCAGCAGGCGCCAGACGACAATGAAAGCCTTGATAAAGTTGACGATTTTGATGATTGCTGCCATTGCTATCAGCACGGTAGAGGTCACCAAGGCAATGGTAACTATCGTAGATTTGGTGCTATCGCTCAGCCCGTTGAACCAGTTCGCTGCAGACTCAAGGGCTCTCGCAATTTTGGTGATGAACGGAAGGAGGATTGTGCCCAGGCTAATAGCCAGCGTTTCGGCCGAGCCCTTCAGCTTCTCAATAGCTCCAGCGGTATTGTCAAGACGAGCCGCAGCTACATCTGCCGCCGAAGTCTTCTGCATCGCTGCAGCCATCTCGTTAAAGCCCTCAGCGCCGGACTTCGTCAGGACTGCCGCCGCGCGGATGGCGTCCGACCCGAAGATAGTCTCCAGGGTCAGCTGCTTCTGCTCAGCGGTCATGCCCTTCGTTGCATTTTGTAGAATCCCCGAGATTTCAGCGAGCCCCTTAACATTCCCCTGCATATCAAAGAAAGCGCTGCTGCCGGACTTAGTCAAAAGCCCCAGCTCTTTGAAGAGAGCCCGTTGCTTGTCGGTGACCGGAATTAGGTTTGAGAGCATTGTCTTCAGCGACGTTCCTGCATCGCTTCCCTTGATGCCCTGTTGGCCCAGAAGGGCAATGGCCGTTGCGGTATCCTGGAATGAAAGCCCGGCCAGATTAGCCACCGCGCCAACCTGCTTCAGGGACTGACCGAAGTCGCCCATTGAGATCGACGAGGAGTTGGCCGCTCCAGCGATTAGGTCTGCCACTCGAGGCAGGTCCTTAGCCGTGAGGCTGAACGCATTCATCGCGTCAGCAGCCAGCTCGGCAGCAGCCGGTAGCTCAACCCCACCCGCAGCCGCGAGGGACACAGTAGCGTCTGCCGCACCGGACATGATGTCCGTTACTGAGACGCCTGCTTTCGCAAGCTCCTCCATGGCCAGAGCGGCCTGCGTGGCACTAAAGCTCGTGTCCTTGCCTATCTGAAGCGCCTTCTGCCGCAGCAACTCCAATTCCGCCTTGGTGGCGCCGGAAACAGCTCCGATGGCACTGATCTGCTTTTCGAAGTCGATAGCAGTCTTAGCAGCTAAGCCAAGGCCAGCAGCGATCACCACCCCGGCTAGCGCCATCTTGTCGCCTGCCTGAGAGAAGCCTTGCGCTGCGCTGCGAGCCTTCCCTTCCGTACGCTCAAAGTCGTCAGCAGCAATCTTCAGGCCCTTGTCATCGTAATCAATGACAACGCGACCCTTGGCCGTGCCTAGACTGTATTCAGCCATCTAAGGCTCACCTCCCTGGACCGGCAAAATCCCCTGCCCCTAGATACTTCTGGAAGACCATGTTACGTCTCATCGTCTTTGCCTTGGCGCTCTTGCCTCTTGCCTCCGCCTTCTCCAATTCATTCTCAAGATGGAGGCCAAAGATTGCGACCGCTCGATTGAAGTAATAGGCAGCTGGCTGCTCGTCGATCCCATACAGTTGGCTCGGAAGACAACCGTAGGTCTTAGCTAGCTGAAAAGCCGCCCAACAATTCTTGGGATTGCTGACGAAAGCTTTTGAGGTCTGCCGTACCGCCTATCGACCATTGGAAGATGAACATCTTATCTTCCAGATCGACCATATCGGCGTATACAAGACCGACTTTGCGCGGCTTGTATACAGGCACCCGGACTTCCTTGCCCCCCGGGGTCATCTTGGTCTCGAAGACCGGCCTTCCAGATTCCTTATCCAGCAAGGGTTCGTCCAGCCAAACCTTGGGGTCCTGAACCACATGTGCAATGCAGCGGTCAACCATTTCCAGTCCCTGCATCAGCTTTTCAGGATCGACAGAAAGCGCCTGGACAGCTTCGGCCATCCTGCGCGGGTCCTTGGAATCGATATGCTCTGTCTGCACAAGACCGGTCAGCTGATCCATAGAATCCAATAGCCCGGCCTTAATCAGGCCCTGGGCACCCGGACGGATCGCCAGACAGGTGTTTCCGCTTGGCAATTCAATCTCAAAGCTCTTTGAGGTCAAGCCAAGTCCATAAGTCGGCTTGGACGCAGCCTTGGCTGCGGTCTTCCTAGTTGTCCCTGGCATCCTAGTGCTCCTTTGGGTTGTTTTTACTTAACTGACACGGAAAATTGTAGCCAACGATGCTGCGTTGGTCATATTGGCACTGTAGGTCCAGACGATGTTGCCGGAGCTGTTCCGGAAACGAGCCGCGTCAAGCACTAACTCACGAACCTCACCGGCCGGGACAGCTATGGTAACGTCCGGGTTGAATGCCGTTGCCCCCGTTGGGGTAACGGCTGTAGGATCATCGACTACGATATTGGCAGGGGTGGCAGATCCGTTATTGAACCGCACCAGATAGCGGGCATTGAACTCCGCAGCGAACTGATCCCCGGCCGCCGTAATAACGTTGGTGGTAGGTGCCGCCGACGGGTTGACCACCGGCGTGTTGATATTGGTAAAGATCGCCATTGTTCAACCTCCTTACGGGAGTGGAGTTTCGGTTTCGTTCTGAACCCATTGCCAGATACGATTCAACGTGGTAGCCTCATTGCTCTTGTAGCCGAGGCCGGATGCGCCTGTCAGGAAGAACTGGCCATCGGCCATCTCGCCCTCCAGGTTGTCGGTCGCCTTCGCCCGATAGATCACGCACCAGAAGTCTCCACCGCTGTCACTGATCGACCGGCCCATGATCTTGAAATATGGGCGATTCGATTGCGCTGCAGTAGTTCCTACATACTTGGTGAGAGTCTTGATTTGGTTCGGAGCCACGCCAGTAGTCTGAACCACGCCACCGTACATAGTGGCCACGGCCTCGAAGCTGACGCCTCCGCCCTCTAGCTCCCACTCAACGTTGGCTCCGGCGCCATGAGAAGCGACCAACGAGTCATCGCCACGCAAGTCTTCGAACTCCTCAGCCTCCGTAAAGCTCAATGTCCGAGCATTCGGAAGCTTCAGCGGCGATCCAAGGATGGTCGCAGCCGCATCGGTATACGGAGTCAGCTTGATCTCACGCAGGCCGAACGGAAGCGCTGTAGGCATTGTCATTTTCTTGCACCTCCCTAGTTACTTGTACCGGCACCGGATCACGGAACCGCTTTGTATTCAGCAATGCTCCTGTAAAGGCATCGAAGCGATGCAGGACCACAACTCCAGGTGCAGCGCCACAGAATTTGGACGGACACTTAACCTCCAGCATTCCATCCTCAGTAAGCTCGCCAAACTTCTTCGACTCACACCTGAGTTCCATAGCTACTCCGTCACCAGGCGCAGCCTCGGATCAGCCAAGATGTACAGGCTGAACTGTTGCTCTGTAAGAAAATCGAACACTTCACGTGGCACACGGAAGTTGTTTCCGGAATACCAATGCACGAGCTTTCCGTCCTCGACATTCAGCTTTTCCCAGTCCAGAACAGTGATTGTTCGAACCTCGAAGTGATGCGCATCTGCATACTCCACGTACTCCACATGAGTCGGGACATCCTTCTCCGCCGCTTCGAGGGTTTCCTCTACTGGCTTTGCTCTCGCCATCATTGCCTCTTCTCATAATCCGCTAGCTACGATGGTAGTGTCCCAACTACGGGTCACTGCAGCATACGCAGAATCAAACAAGTCGTCCGAGGTATTCCCTTGCTCTAGCTGAGTTATCCAGCCGTTCGCCGAATATTGCACGCCCTTGATAGGATACAGGATTTCCTTGCAGCGTTGGAGAATAAGGTCCACGTGTGTATAGTCCCGCTCCCGGTCATAAGCCCATATGAACAGTGGCCGACGTCTCGATGTGGTATCCCGCCCTGGGGGCGGATCTTCAATCGACCAGCGAAGGATCACCCAGCGCTGCAGGTTCGCAGCTGGAGAGTCCGGCGCGTACGTTCCGAAAAGAGAGGCAGCGTCAATCCCGTAACTGTTAAGGATCGGATCTACCCGCAGAGTTTCCCAGATATACTGCCGAAGATTGGCATATAGCACAGCCCTTACCCCCTCTCCATCAGAGATGGCCCAGTCGAGCGAACAGCTTGTTCAGCGTTTGCATGACTTTCGGACCATACGCAATAAGGGTCGGGAACACGATTGCGTACCGTCCCGCCCAGCGGATCTCAAGCCAGATCCCATAGGGTACACGATGTCCCAGCTCGATCCAATGCCGCTTGCCGGGCTCGTGACCGGCTGTAGCGAACAATCCACTACGTGCATTACCGGTCCGATCAGTCCAAGGCGCGGCAATCTTCATGTGCTCCTCTATCCGAGAATCCCAGTACTCAACAACCCCGGCCACACCCCGGTCAGTCCTCGCATCAAGCTCCTTTATGTTGCGTAGCAACGGCGTCATATCCAGCTCGAAGCTGAAGTCATTTTTCGCCATAGCGCACCACCTGGGCCCGGACTTCATACGGGTTGCGGAATATGAGGTTTCCAACTTCATATCGAGTTTGCCCATCGATCCAGTAATCATACACACCGATTACGGCATCAGGGTTCCCCAGCAATTGGAACTCAACCTTTCGCTGCTGTCCGTCGCCGGTCTGAACCGTGCCGGGCTCCGGGCCAGAAGTACGTGTCTGGTCGATGAGCCGGAAAGTCTGCTCCGGACGCGCAGGCTGATCTTGTAACGTTGAGCCGGAGCCGGAATTCACCCGGATACGAGGGACAAGCCGCAGAAGAATCGGATTGGCATCGATGAAAGCCTTGGTCTGCTTTATGTTCAGCCGAAGTTCATTTGGCTCCATGGATCACCTCGACAGCTTATACACGCGGGTGTACCTCGGAGCATCAGGCTCAACCCCACCGGATACCTGTCCACCGAAGAATTTCGCCATAGTAAGGGCCTGCTCGTAGATATCCCCCATCTTCCTGGAGCTTCCGCCCTCGGAGATATCAACAAGTTCAGCAGCAGAGGCAGACTTCTCGACCCAGACCTCATAAGCTGCCTTGTTGAGATCCCCTAAGGCCGTATCAATCCGAGTATCAAGGTCCGCATCGGTGTACAGATCAGGGGTCGGCTCGCCAATGAGCAAGCGGAGCCTTGCGATATCAATTACGGTGGCCATATCTTCCTCCATTCAAAAGGCCGGTGGGCAAGCTCCTTATTTCCTACCCACCGGCCTTTCTCCTTCGCCCCCTGGAATGCTTCTCTAGCCCTCTTCGTCAGCCTCTGACTCGTCATCATCCCGCAACGCTGCGATCAGGCTGGCCTTCTTGGTGCCCGAAGGGCTGATCTCGGCCCCATCCTCGTTGCGCCGGTCGATTTCCTTCTGAAGCTCAGCAACGGTCCAATTGTCGTAACCGTCACCCTCTTCCTCATCATCCTCGACAAGCGCCTCGGTATCGTCCAGCTCCGCGTCACCCTCGGGATACCGCTCGTCCTGCTGCTTCACGCGAGACTCCTCGCCCCGCATCAGCAGATATTTGCGCTCTTCATCGGTCAATGGCCGATCGTTCGGAACCTTAATGCTCATTTCAGCCTCCTCACGCAGACCAGGCGTACTGTGCCGGAACCGCGTACGCCGCTGCGTTGAACATCACGGCGGCAGCGCCTCGCGGGCCAACGGCGGTGCCTAGACCGCGCACGTAGTACGAATCGATGAGCGGGTAGTTCTGTCGGTTACCCGGAAACAGCACCAGGCCACGGAAGGCCGGATTGGCATGCTCACGGATACCAACAATGTTGGTGTTGGTGGAACCGCCACGAGTAGCCACGGCGACGAAGTAACCAGCAGGGATGTTCCCGTGGGTCATAACCATATACTGGCCCCAAGTCCCCGAGACATCCAGCCCACCGAATTGATTGGGCGGAATACCGCTACCGACAAGCGTGAAGCCAGGCGGAAGCTGGAACACCAGGTTCTGGCCTGCGCTCGGAATGAAGTCGTAGACACTGTTCACGCCGCCGAACGTCACGCCGCGAGTGAACTGAGCAATGGTCGCGTTAGCGTCCGTCGCATTCATCAGGAACAGGATCTGGTACCCGTTCGCCCGGGTGTAGCCGTGGTGCTCGAGGTGAGTCGCTGCCGTCTGGAAGTCGCCCGGATCGAAGATGTGCGCCTGTGCGCTACCGGTCGCAAGGTAGTGCGTGTGCGTAGTCCCGTCGAAAGTGTTGCCCTGGAACGGCGGGATGTAGCTGCCGTCGGCGTTGTAAAGAGCCGTCACGACGTACTGCGCATTGTCGATCATGGTGGATCGGTTAGCGTTGTTGAAGAGTGCCTTCATCACCAGCTTGAACTGGAGGTTGTTATCAGCCTCCATGACCTGGTTCTGAATCGCGTCCAACTGCGCGGTGCTCGCTCCGGCCGTCTGACTGGGTCCACCAGCCAGGAACTGGAACGTATAGCGCGCAGCCGTGTCATAGAACTTGAACGGGAAGGCACGAGCAATCGGCTGGGGCGCTGGACGAATCCCAGTCGGCACACCGAACTCCGTTGCCTCTTCGAAGTCTTCCTGCCCCGGCTGAACAACGTCATCAATCGGCTGGGTCACCGTATAGGACAGAAGATCAATCAGTGGCTGCCGTTGCGCGTTAAAGAGCGCAAGAGCTTCATTGTACTGGCGCCAGATATCGTTGAGATCCTGCCCATCCCTGGTACGGGTAAGGATATCAGCTGAGGTGTTGTAACCCTTTGACATTTGCTATCTCACCCCTCTCAGGTGGTCGCCGGGTTGCAGTGGACGACGAGACGGGTTGCCCGTGTCACAGTAATTCCCACGGGAACACCAGAACCTGCAGTATCGTCCACAGTCCCGTCCGCGTGCGCGAAGACCGGAAGGCCGAGCGTGAAGGCGGTTCCAGCCGTCTCGGTCGCTTCTTCGATCTCACCCCGGGTCATGACGTCAATCGGTTCCCCGGCGTCCATCGGACGCACCGGGCAAATCAGGCCACTAATGGCGGTCTGTGCGGCTCCACCGATCGCCGCACGGCCGTTGGTGTCGATCGATACCGCCTGAATTTTGCCGATATCACCAATAGCGATTGCCGCTGCCAGAGGCGCGCGGAATCCGCCAGTCTTGCCATCATACTTATCGAAACGTGCCATTGATTGGCTCCTCCTTCCTCAGTCCAGTGGTCCGTAAGCCTCAACCGTAACCGTGGTCACGCCCGAATAGGTCAGTGCCACGTCCGCCGTTGGGGTCTTCCCATACAAGGGCCGCTTGAATGTGAAGACGCGCGCTGTCGCGTTGGTTATCGTGACATCGTCGTACTCCACAACTCCAGCGCCAGAAACGGGGTCATTGATATCCATCGTGATGGGGGCACCACCACCGTTATTGACCCGAACGAGATAAGTCTTTCCGGGCTGCATCGGGATGACATCGCCACCACCCGAAGCGTTTGCCGGAGCTACCAAAGCACCGGTCGACCGACGAGGGTCAATCGGGGTAATTGTTGCCATTTTCTTTCACCTCCTGGATTATCCGGGTCCTGCCACCCCACGAGTACGCAACGCAGGAAAGCGACTAGCCATCGCCTTGGAATCCGGCTTACCGTCACCTTGACGGCCACCAGTACCCGGCGCTCCAGTACTTCCCTTCGGCTCCTCAGGCTTGTCGGTGTCCAGGAGATAGGGGTGAGCCTTCGACAGCGCTTCAAGCGCTGCCTCCAGATTCGTCACCTTACCATCCTCCAAAACCTCAACATTGGTGAGGTCTGCGAGCTTCAGAGCGGCGTCATTGTTCTTCCACTTATACTTGTTGTTTCCCAGGAAAGCATTTTCGATCCTCGACTGCTTCAACGCCGCCGTGGCCTCTTCCGCCCTCTTGGTTGCATCGGTCAGGTCCCGTTGAGCCTTCTCCAGAGCAGGGATGTCCTTGTCCTTCAGCTGCTTAAGCTCAGCCTCAAACCTCGCCCTGTTCTGATCGGCTGCCCGCATACGAGCCATCAGTGCGTCGTATTCCGTTCGCGCCACTGTCGCGTTTGGATCCGGCGGCTGACCTTGCCCTTGACCAGGATCGGAACTCTGTCCGGCCGGATCGTTAGGGTCGACTGCGGGGGTTCCCTGCCCGGTGGCCGGATCGGCGCTCTGGCCTTCCGTGCCGGTGCCGCTCTGTGCACCCGGTCCAGGTTGTGTCATGGAACTTGCCTCCGTATCTTAGCCCATTTTGACGACAAGTCTAGCGCATCTGTCTGCTCAATCCATCTGCGGCATAGCAACAATCATTCTTTCGGACGCTCCATGCCTTTATTTACCATCCAGCGTGACCAAACGGCAAAGCGAGCGTCCTTTTCGTCAATCACATGCACACCGTCACCTATGACCCCTTCACTTTCAGCTGTAGCTGGAATCTCAATGTGATCGTGATCAACCCACCTCGGAACAGATCTCACTTCCCAATCCTCTCAAACAAAGCAATAATTTCACGCAAAGCCTGTATCGTCCCTGCATCTAGAGTCCGCCTAACAGATTCTGCTTGTGAATCCGCAGGAACCCAACGCACATAGCCGATTGAGTTTGCAATATCATACATCATTGCAGTCTCTGACGCTGCATTCCTCCTGGACAGACTCCAGGATGAAAAGAACTCAGCATATAGCTCAGAACGCCACCCCGAAGGGTTACCATCCGGGTGCATATAGGGGTTCACATCCAGAGTCTTGCTATCAGCCAAAACAGTTGCTTGCCTAGAGAATGTAGGGCTTTTACTGCTGGAATTGTAGTCAGATGCATCATCCAAGGCATGCCCAAACTCGTGATTAGCCAATGATGAGGCACCGTGGGGATTTCTGTTTTCATCCCCAATCAACAGCTGCCTCGACGTCGGCGAGTATGCCCCCGCAACATTATCCCAGGTTTCCCCTTCCGGATAACCCCTAGGCCTGACACCGCGCAGCCTTGCAGATTCCGGGGAAAGATCAGGAACCGCACCCTTTCCTATGTATATACCAGAACTTACCCCTTGATTTGAAAAATGTCGTGCAACGATTCTGTGTGTGCTATCAGGAATCCGCCTCAATTGAAGTAGATGCTTATTTGTCTGCACGCCTAGGTTTAGCACGTGTAGGTTCGGTCCGTAAATTCCACGCAATTGCACCATAGCTTTCGTTGCAGGATCAGGCCCTGTAGCTTCTGGGGGCGACTGGGCCTTCTTCGCGGCAACTTTCTTGGGCTTAACCTTCTCCGGCTCTACTTTTGGCTTAGCCTGTGCCTGGCCCATCTTCTGCCTAAGGTATTGGTCGTACCTTCCTAATACCAATCCATCCAGGAACTCATCCTCGTCCGGTGATACCGGGGTGACAAAACAAAAACATTGCGGATGTGGCTTTCTCGGAGTATCGCCCTTGGGATAAACACCATCCCCCTTCGGCCCGCCCTGGGCTAGCCGGTCACAATCGTCCGCCTTCGGATGGCTTCGGCTTAAGTGCCACTTGACGCTGTCTATCCAGGGCTTTTCCTGCGCCTGGGCCACCGAGGTTGCATGGAATGCGTTGTTGATCTCCGTCCGGGCGAGCCGAAGCGCTGCGTACCTGATTCCGCCTGGGGTATCTGGACGGAACCAATCTCTAGCCTCTCGGGCGAACTCTTGCGCTGATAGGCCGCGAAGCAAGGCGCTGTTTATGCGACGCTGAATCGTTCCGTTGGCCCGAACACTACTGTTGTATATTCTTTGCGACAAAGGCACCTGACTTACCATCATACGGGTGACGGCAACATCAATCGTTTGGTTAAGCCCTGAGATCAGACTGGCTCGAAGCTGGCGGACTATCTCTCCCTGTCCAAACGAATCGAACAATGCGCCATCAATGGCACTCCCAAGATTCGTTGCCGCAAGTGCTGCCAACGTCCGACGCTCGGCAATGATATCACCCATTCGGCTGAAAATCTCAGCCTGTCTAGCTAGCAGATTTCGCTTAACGGTCTGCAATTGCTGCATGCGGACTAGGTCCCCTACCCGCCCCAGGGCCGGATCAATCCCCCGTAGCATCTGGTCGATGTCCCGGGCGGCACGCCTCAGCTCAGCAAGCACGTCCCTATCGGCCACCTGCTGGACTCTGGCATAGGCACGCACCCAATCTTGTGGCTGAGGCTCCGGCATTAGCCCTCAGCCCCAACGGCGCCCTCTCCTGCCGCCTCCTCGCCGAGTCTCTGGCCCGCTGCGTCCAAAAGCTGACCCTGTTCGGCGACAATCTGCTCCAGCATGTCGGAAGGAATGTTATATCCCAGCTTTTCCCGGATCAGCTGTTGTGCGTACTGGATGGAGATAATCTTGGCAGTAAGCATCTGCAGAATCTCACCGAGCGTCGCCACGCGATCAGTCGGTAGCGGATCGTCGAACGTAACCGAAAGAGTGATGCCTCCTGGGTCTAGCCCTTCATAGGCCGGAGCCCACTTGTTGACTATGTCGTAGAGCATCTGATCGATCTTGGTCTTCAGCTCCATCTCAGTCTCGATGTTCTTCGCCAGGATCGGAGCCATCTGGATAGCGAGCGCGATACCGCTTTCTGCCACCTTGACGTCCACAGAGCCCACCGCAACGTCTGGGGTGCCTGTCGTCTTGAGGGCTTGCCCCTCCAGCATCTCTATGTGGTCGAGAAGAGGCTTTACGGTGTCGATGCCCTTGACCCTGTCAAACTTGTCGTTCTCACCCTCCAGCTCGATCACGCTAGCCGGGGCAATCACCCACTCGACTTCGTTTCCCTGGGTGTCTCGAGGCTTCCCGGAGGTCGTGACATAGACCCCAATCCCGGTCAGGGTAATCGTAATGTCCTCGTCGGTCGCGGTCTGAATGATACCGGCGAGCAGGGTCTCAATTCCTTGTATCTCGCTGATACCGAACGGGAGATTTCCCTCTCGCTTGTTACGGAAATGGTACACGGGTAGGGAATCGATCGCCGGAGGGAGTGTAAACCCAGTCAGGAGCGCGCTACCGGTAAAGCGAGCTGGAGGGTCAACCGGCTCTAGGTCTTCCTCTGTCAGTGGAGCCCGGTCGTCCCAAGCGCTCTCTTCGAAGAATTCCAGCTTGGTCTCAATGGCTCCGGCCTCAGTCTTCCGATAGGACTGGCGCTGAGCTATGGGTTCCCCTTCATCGTCATCCACAACGGTAACGATGTAGCAGCCAACGATCCTGTTAATATCAACAGGGTCGACAATTGTAAAGTAATTGGAAGGATCCAGTTCCTCAACCCTAAGGCGAGTACCCTCCAGTTTGGTGTCATCGGCCAGAACGTGAAAGATACCATCCCCACGGATCAGCATCCAGCGCTTCATAGAGATGAACTTGGAGAAGAACTCCTCACGGGTCGCGAAATCCTTCCACAGCTTCATCACACGCGCTACGACGTCAGGCGGAGCGGTTAGCTCCTGCCCATCCTCGCCTATTGACAACGGATTGGCCGTAATCGCTGGATTCTTGGCTAGGTAACGGTTTGTAGCCTCGATGACCGTACGGGCAGAAGGAACCCGGCGACGTGAGACCTCATCCCCATCATCATCACGCAGGACCGCTTCCCAAGCCTCTGCAACATTTCTGAACACATCCCAGTATGTCCAATACGCAGTGACCCGGTCGGCGTCAGACTCATTCGTGATGTGGGTCGGCCTGGGACGCTGAAGCTCCAGGGCAGTTGAATATGGGCTGATCGCTGCCATTTCTCACCTCTTCATCTTTGCCTTGCTTTGCCTGGCTGGACCAGCGTCCGCCCAGGGGCGGCCAAAGAATCCACTGTAGAAACGGCCCAACGCTTCAGGGGTGTGGTTGTCCACATCCATCGGTTTCTCTCGTGCCGACTTCCCGCGCTCACCGGCCTTCTCCGCCGTATCAGGATACCTGTACCCATCCCCTATCTCCCGGATGGCATTCACACATCTAGGATGAATGGTGAGGGAGGGTCCTCCCAATCGAGGGTTCCACTTGAGCCCCCGGCGAATCCACTCAATCCGGCCTTCGAGCTCAATCGAGCCACGATTGTGGGGCTTGAGTTGGAGGAGATTAGCAAGCTCCTTAGTTCTGTCGGGCTCAGCGGGATCAGGGTAGAACGTTCGGATAGTACGCGGCGCAAGACTTCTGCTCTTGATTTCAGCAGCAGCCTCTGCCGTCGTTTTGTTGACTTCGTAATATTCATCGAGTACATGCACGCGCTCACGGTGAGGATCCATCTGCAACAATAACCAAGCGAAAGGGTTTTGGAACCCATAGTCAACGCAGGCATACGTAGTCCAAGCAGGATTGTATTCCTGTGCTACTACATGGATCTCCTCATCGAAATCCTTGAACACGCGGCCTACATACTCGGTAAAGAGCGCCGCAATCTCTTGGTTGAATAGTTCCTGGCTCATATCCAGGAACATTGCCCAAATCTCAGCGTTTACGATCACCTCCCCCTCGCGGTCCGTATGCGTTAACTTCCCTGTAGAAGTTAGCGTCTGCTGGAAGTCCCGAACGAATGTCATCCTGCCACTACGGGTCACGTTATTGTACAGCTGCAACAGATGATCAAGTTTGTGCTTACGGCGCCACTCGATAGCCTTGTTGAGGAATTCTTCATCCGCCCCACCCGGGTAAACGTGGTGGTTGACCCAGGAGGGGGCTCTCCAGCTCTTCCAGTCAGCGCGCCGGTCGTCCAGGCCGGTCATGTAAAGGTCATAGAACCAGTTCTTACCTTCGGGGGTGGAGTTGAACATAGACCAGCCGTCGAAGTCAGCTAGCGTGGGGCGAACGAACTTGTACCATGTACTAGGTCTCATCTTCGCAGCCTCGGCCATGATCACTCCTGAGAGCCCTTCTCCCACGAGCGTCCCCGGGTACTTCGAAGACTTGGCGTATATCATGAGCTTCCGGCCGAACATGGATATCACCATGTCGCCGGACTCAGGGTTGTTGTAAGAGCCCGGATGATCGAACTCAAACCCAAGTCTTACAAGCTCATTCCAGACAACCCTGAATTCCTTCTCGCTGTCGGAGTACTCCGGTCCCACGATCCAGTACTCACGCCGCTGGTTTATCTCCTGCAACCGATCCGCTTGATACCATGTACGGAAGACCTCGGGGACGAGCCTCCGGCCTCCGGTCTGGCTCTTTCCGGCTCGACGTCCGAGAGCAATCACCTTGTTACGCGTAGGATCCAGCAGTATCTCGCGCTGGACCCTATGGGGCTGCCAACCGGAATGCTTCCATAGATGCCTGTAAAGCCTTACGGGGATTGGAGGAGTCGCCAGAACTGCCATAGCTGCGTCCCCTCTCAGTCATCAACACGGTCAGATTGTCCCCATCGTCCGGTACCCCGGACTAAATCAAGCCCCACGTCCAAAAGACCCCGGATAGTGTGATCCGGAATACTACCGCTCATTAACGCCATTGGGTAGTTCGAAAGCTCTTTATCATCCCCGTTGACGTTGTGCATATGGATCATCATGACCCATCCGGTACACACGCCTTCAAACTTATTTCTTTGCAGCCAATCTTCTACTGCTTCGTCTAGTTTCTTCTGGGATGTCTTCTCCTCCTCTGGAGTTGGTACCGTCATCTTCGTCGTCCTCATCGTTATTGGTGTTCTCGAACAGGTCCGCAAGCACCTTGAGATACCCGGGGTCCTTGATGTCGACCTCAACACCGCCCCGGACGCCCACACGGTCCATGATGGAGTTAATAGCAGTGATCCGATCCTTGTCCGCAGCCCCCTCGTTAAGCGCAATCTTGATCAGGTCGCCGGTAATCGCGTCCAATGCCGAAGCCATACGCTCAATCGCTGCCTTACGAACGCGCCCCACCCCACCGCCGTGCGTCAGGCACACCGTTGTGCCCTTCATAGGCCATTTCCAGCAAGGCCGGGTTAGCCGGACGTTGTTACGGTCCAACACATAGTCACCGTCAGCGTCCCGAAGATACGCCGTCCCGGCACAGCGCCGTCCGGAAGGTGGTAGCTTCCAAGGACTGTCGTCATCATCCTCCGCTCCCTCCCAACGAATCTTTGCAGGGAAAGGAATGTCTTCTTCCTGCTCCTTCAGGTCAATGATTGTCAGCCCACCGTTGCCCTCATTCTCCATCCATTTGAGATATGCAGCATCAGCCGGGGTATTACCGACTCCTCGTGTTTGACTTCGTGCCATGGGAGTATGGTACCCGAACGCAAAGAGAGGACCCCATCGCCACAGTCCGGGTCCTCTCTCGCACTACATGCATTCAGTTGTAGCTAGTGTTTAGCCGGAATTACCGACCCTCACGACGCTGGCGGTCAGCCTCAGCCTCACGCGCGGCCTCAGCCTCGCGCTCAACCTCAGCCTGGCGCTCTGCCTCAGCAGGATCCACCGAAGACATGTTCGGGTCCATAGGCTCGGACGTCATACCTTTGTTCACCTCCTCAATTCATTTCCATACTATATTGTCCCCGGACTTTTTGCGCTTATAATGTCCCGGGTGCAATCTTGTGAAATTTCCGTTACCGTGCCTGACAATACCGTCCCATTCGAACGGAGCTGTAATCTTCACTCCGCTTAACGGCCCACCAACGGCTTTGCCCTCTATCATTTCTTGCTCTTTGCGACCTTAGTCGAAGTCTCCGTGGCCGGACGGGAATGCTTCCGCTTGAACGGGTTCCCGAGTTCCTGCACCACCGCATCGTAAATTGGTGTATCGCTCATTTCCCTTCCCCTTCCCTGAAAAGATGAGCCGGTACCTTCACAGCGCGTGCGTACCGGCTCATCTCTCGCGAGTGACGAAGCAACAGACCGCTTTAGGTCACCGGTCGCATAGCTGCTCCTTCCGTTAAGGAACCTCCCTGCTAAACGGGGACCTTACCGGAAGCTAGAAAATTGGCGCTAGTCTTGAATCCAAGCCTTTATGTCGCCCAAAAGTTCGCGCTCCGGAACTGCAACCGTTCTTCCGTATTGTGTCGTACCAACAACATAGCCCACCTTGCTGCTTGATACGTATCCCGGGCAACTATTGCATCGCTCGCCCATCATGCGGCCGTGATCACATCTCGCTGCAGACTTGAGCAGAGCACGCCACTTCTCCTCCTCGCGAGCATCCCGCTCGCCGGAGTACTTCGCCACAATGTGCACGTGGTCAGCTCCGTCGGGTATACGACCAGGCTCCGGGGCAAGGGGGAGCGCTCCTATCGAGATTCCCTCGGTCTTGTTAACAATCCGGCACTGGCTCAGTCCCATATTGCAAAACACCAGCTTCCATGGCATCATATCGAACTGGAAGCTGGTATTCACAGAGCGGCCTTGCGACGACGTGGGGTCAGCGACGTAACCAGGAGATTGCCGACGATGAACAGAATCAGCAGCCCCACCAAAGGAAGCGCCTCGGAGTACCCGCCCCAGCGGGATATTCGGTCGCCAAGCGCCGACAGCAAAACCAGAACGCCCATGATTGGCGCCATTACACCGAAGATTCGAAGCGCAATCTTTTCCATCGTAAGCCTCCTCTCGAGAACAACAATGATCAGATGGTACTCCATGGATCTGGCATTTAGACCTCTTTGTGTGCAGTTTTATCGGATATCCGACTGTTGCTGGAACCGGCCACCGGTTCAAGACACATCCGCACGGGGAGCAGAGCAAGCTATCCCGGTGGCCGGTCGGCGCTATTCTAGCGCGCCCATTTCCCTTCCCACGTCGACACACCATTCGGAGGCGTTGGTACCGTCGAAGGATCGTCGCATTGAGAAGCCCAGAGCCCGATCCCGATGGAAATCAGAACCAAAAGGATGATCCTTCCGGGGCTGAACAGTTTGTTTTTCAACTCTTGGTCCACCTTCTCCACATAAGCCAGAGGCCGCCGATAATTGCCCCTGCCCCGAGTAACGGCAGTACAACTAGTAGAAATATTTCCCATGTCATGCTGCAACTCTACCCGGTTGTACAGCCCTGCCGCTAGTCAACATACCGAAGGAGCCCGAGTTCAATTCCGCGTTCTACAGTAATGCAGAAGCTACCACACTCGCCCGGCTGATCGATCCACCATGTGTCCTCGAGCCCACAGGCGGAAACGACCTCATGCTGACCGATAACTGTTTCTGCATATATTCCACCAAGTATTCTGCAGATGTGCAGATCGCAGGCTAGCATCCCGTGAAATTGCTCTGGATTATCGCCGCGACAGCGGACATGCCAGCGAGAAGGTTGATTGCAGTCGTTTGCAGGATCATCGTCCTTCTCGGGGTTGTAGCCACAACCTGAAGATCCAGAGCGGTCTTTCACGCTCGGGTCTAGCCCGATTTCAGCCTCAACCTCTTCAACAGTACGCTCCGTCATCGTGTCCTCGCCGGACTGGACGGAATCTCTTTCCATTCTGCATTCAGGGGCTGGCTCACCCTGAGATAGCACAGCAGTCCGGCGAGGACGATGATCACAACGATCCCCACGATGACGCGCTTGCTGACTCGCGGCTTGCCTGACTCAGCTCGATGCACCATCTTGCCCCGTCCTGAAAGCTAGAAGATCTGCTGCCATTTTATCCACAGTATCCCGACGCATCTGGTGGATTGAGTCCCAGGGCAGCTTGCACCGGGTACATCTTCCGTTCACGTTCTCCCCGCTGCCCCAGTCAACCGCAGCAAACTCAAGGTCTTTCCGTAGCTCGTCCCAGTTGATGTCGCCACAGAAGGTACAGACACCAATCGCTAGCGGCTCTCCACCTTTCACCCTGAACTTCCAGAAATGCTCGCACTTCGCAGGATCTACTGGCCCCGGTTCGCGCTCCAACATCCCAGCAGTATCACGAATATCACCACTCCGAGCGCAAACCAGAACCTCAGCCTCAGACTCATTTCCATCTCCCATAGTAAATTCCTCCTGAATCTTCATTTACGCCACCACACCCCAATCATCGCTCCGAGCAACCAGGCTGAGGTGATACCAAGGCTTATCCAGAATAGGTACTCCAATACCGGGTGCATGCATAATCAGCTCAGACACTAATCGAGCCTACAGAGCGCGGCTTCCCGGTCCGCTCCTCAGCATCCTTCATCATTCCCCAAGCCACCAGCCCCAGAAGGGCACAGAGAACAAGAATCAATACCGTCCGCATCATTGCTCACCTCGATCCGCAATGAAAGCGCGCGCCAGAACGTCGTATCCCATTTGATCATCGTCATCGGTAAGTGGCTCGAGCCTCCCCTCATTTCCCCACTCGAGGTGGTATCCCTTTTTGTCCAGCCACTCCAAGAACTCCGAAGCGATGTGTGCAGCAATTTCCGGCTTTACATCCTGGGATATCTTGTCCACAAACTCAAATCTGATCATCTGAACCCTCCCTTTCTGCTTTAGTTGGCGATTACCCATGCACCTACTCGATCGCCGATGGCGGGATTTTGCTTGTCGTCCGTTACATCTGCACCATCAACTTTAAGCGAACAGCCGAGGAACTTCACTCCGGTTCCCGCCTTCAGGTAGGCCATCACCTCGAAACGCTCGCCCGACTTAGCGGGGTAGGAACGCGCGAACGGCGAGACAGTCTCTTTCCCGTGATGCAGCGGGTCTGGTCTCAACGAGGACATTACGATGATCTCGACCATAATCGGTGGCGTGGCCGGGGTCCAGAGCACTGCCACCGATACAAGTCTTCCCCTCTCACCGGTATCGCCCGGAAAACGGATCACCCCGGCTACGAACAGTACTGCAACGATACCAGCTAGCGTTACATAGATCTTAATTGTCCTAAGCACAGAGTTAGGTTACTGCCTCGTCCTTTGTTGCCGCTAACTGTCTCCCGTCCGATATTTGCGCATCGCCGGAGGAAGGTCATCCAGGATCTGCCTGCACAACGCAGCCATAGCCCTTCCCGCTCCGGGGGTTGGTGAACATCCACAATCCCCACGAGCGATCAAATCTTGCAGTAGTATCTCTGTAGTCGCGAGCGCTAGACGTGGCTCCTGGCACTGATTCATCTCATCGTTGGCGCGCTACCGCGCCCCAGTCAATTTCATCGGGTCTTATGAGCTTGGACTCTTTCATTGCACCGCCTTCTTCAGCTCTGCGTCCGCGTCGGCTTGGTTCGCTGTCCGGCGCTCCAAAGTTTCCCTCAGGTCCACTATTGATCTCTTAGTGTCCGCTAGCCGCTTCAGGTCTGCCTCCGGAGGCTTGCCGCCCGAGGCTCGTATCCGAGCCAGCGACTCCTCCAGATGTGGCAGGAGGGCCAGCGTAGCGAAGAGTGCTTGTTCTGTTACGGTAGTCAGCTTCTGATTGACAAGCGAGTGGATAACCTTCCCCTGTTCGTCAATCTTGTCAAGTCTCACAGCAGTTCTCTCGTCAGCTTCAGCAGCGAGCCTCGCAACCTCATCGGTGCGGACTATGCTCGCCTTCTGCGCCGCTAACAACAAAGCAGCAGCTTCAGCAGCCTTTGCAGCGACAGCGTCCTGCCGTGCGTAGTCCTGTTCCTTGCCTTGACGAATCTGTCGTGCGTTCATCCAAGTCGTTAACAACGCACCACCCGCGACGATTACCGCCGTCAACAGAGTCGTCAGTCCTAGCCATATTGGATCCATATCACCCCTCGATGCAAATAGTTCCGTCTGACAGCTGCATCACGGCTCCACCGTTCCCTTTGCTGTCTTCTTGTCTTTCCACCCATATGGCTTCGGCCGAGGAACAGCATACAGATCTGTCTCCTGAATCGGCGTTGCAGGATCCATCGGATTCGATGCATACAACTCCATCAACATATCATCATTGCTGACTGCACGATCCTTGCGAACCTCCTCATCCAACAATCCCTCTCCACCACCAAATTCAGTATGTCCGGCTGGTGCTTTCTTATATGGCATAACTGCAGATCTCCATCCGTTGTTGTTCACTTCAAAAACTGCAATTCTGATGTACAATTTCTCATGTGCAATTTAGCAAGATCGCGTAACCGGGTTCATGAAACTTAGTAGGTACCTATACGGAACGCGTCGCGTAAGTTACGTCAGTTACGTATGCATACGCTTCTACCAGGTATTTCTTATTTCTCTTTCTATACTCTTACTAATATTTACTCTAACCTAGTTACGTATACCTTAATATATGTTTCTACCTGCAGAAACAGCGTAACTGGGTCGCCATTTCAACGCAGCGACGTCCGAGTTGCGACCCAGTTACACCCAGTTACACCAATTAACAGCCGTACCTGGGTCGCGTAACCGGGTTAGGACCCGCTAAAAATGCGCTCGTATTCAGAATTTATCCGCAATCCGCGACGCACCCAAGTTGGCTTTCCGTCGACTCTTTTCTGCACTTTCGCAAGTCCTCTGCCAGTCAGGAATGTACCAAATTTGGTGTCGGATTCAACACGAACACCCTTTGTGTTGGCCCAGTGTTTGTACACTTGATAGAGCTGTGAAGGAGTACACCAGGCATTCTCTTCCACAACTGCAATATCCCACAAAGCCCGGTCGAAGTCCGACAGTTCGTTCAGGAACCTCTCTCTTGCCGTGAGGGCTCCTGCCGGTATGCTCAGGTCCGGATTATCCGCAAACGCGGTCCAGCCGTCGAGCGCCCAGGAGAGCACCGCCTTGCGGTTGTCTCCATTCATCAGCCGGTCCCGGAGCGAGCTATCTTCCTTCGCCTCGGGCATTACCACATCCCAAGGCACCACAACCAAACGCCGCAATACCGCAGCATCCGCACCCTCTATAGTGGGCGGGTTGTTGACGAAGATCCATGGCGTGAACGCGGGCACGATCTCCACAAACTCATTCGAGCGCATCCCCCTCGCCTTCATCGGAGCCCCACCAGTGATCCGCTTTACCTGGTCACCATGTAAGTGCCAGGCGGCACTGGTCTCCTCGCTCATGACGATCCGTTTCCGGAGCGCGCCCATAATGTCGGGGCGAGGCTTATCATCTTGGTTGTCGCGGTAGATAGTCATGTTGACGATCCCCGCGTAGTCGCCCAACGATGCTCGTAGAGCCTCCATGAACGTCGTCTTACCGGTCGAGGACACCCCTAGATTGGCCACGAACAGCCTTTTATGGTTGGACCCATACAGGGAGTACCCCACGAGCCGCTGCAGCCAGGAGCGCACCTCCTCGTCTGGCTGCATCTTATTCAGGAACCGGGTCCACTCGCGGGTCCGGAACCCCTCCACGTACTCCGCCCCTAGACGCATAGTTACCCGATGCTCCGGTAAGGCCGGAGTTACCGCCACACCCGGGTTCGGCTTAAGCACTACCCGCCCTAGGCGCGCGGGGTCAGCGTCGAAGGCCGATAGGGATTCCGTCATACCGGACAAGTCTTTACAGACATCCACCATTGCGCGGAGCTTACCTACATTCTCGCTCGCGCGGGCGAACTTCTTAAGCTCTGCAAACTCTTTAGGATCTTCCTCGGCTAGGAATTCAGCCTCCTCGGCTACTGCGCGGGCTACAGCTATCGCACGCCGGTTAACCGTTCCGTTCCGGTCAGTAGTCCAGCGGCCCTCTTCAGGATTCCATATATACCAACCAACCCCGTCAACGTACAGCTGCTCGCCTAGGTGCGCCATAGCCATTCTCTCAGCATTTCCGGCGTCAGTCCTTGCGTAGCTGAGGTGGGTACTTCCCGTACGGGAACGCTCAGCGCTACTGCTGGATTCATTCAGCAGTGAACAAAGATCCGCAGTATCGGGTTCGCCCTCAGCAGCAACCTTCTGCACGCCCCGGACGACAACCCTGGCCCATTCCTCAGCAGCCAGACGTTCGCTACTCCGGCGCGCTACAGCCTTGACAAAGACCTTGCGGAGCTTCGCGAGCGCCTTCTCCACCCCGGAGTGTCCGGCGTGGGCATCCCCAATAACTGCCCAGGCTCCGTTCCGGCCTTCGTCGTGTGTACCCCCATCGTCACTGGCCTGTCGTATCTGGCGCTCGTACTTGGCTAGCGTTGCGCGCATGGTAGCGCACATGGCCGGGCCGTTCCGGTCGCTGAGCCAGAGCCTGACGTCGTCCGGGTCTAAGTCGGCTGCCGTGCGCTCCTCCCAGCGCTTCCCGGAGGTAAGCCCCTCCACCCAGCTAGCGGGCAGTTCGGGCAGCTGATCGACGTCCGGGAACTCATCCGGGGAAAGAAGCCCCTCCGCGCAGCCGACATCCTCGGTCGCCTCGGCGAGGGAGGCATCTTCCACGTACCAGCCATAGGTCTCGCCGGTCTTGTCGTGGATGGAAGGGCTAACGATTGCATAACGATGGTCCCAGCGGATAAGCTCCACGCCGCCCCCTTGCGGGAGCTTGCCGGGCCAGGCGAGCCCTGCGGGTATTTTGTAGAGGCGAATGCCTGAACCGTCTGTACGCGAAGAGGTGTACCAGGTGGGCGGAAGCGGACCCCAACTTTCTTTGGCCTTATCGAAGGTAGTCCGTCCGGCCTTGCCCTCATACATATCAACATCTATCCCGAGCACAACCGGGGGTAGCCGGAGCCCGATGTTACCGTTGGCAGCGACCCAGGATAGCTTGCCCGCGCTAGCCGAGACCCCTTTCAACCAGCGGCGTAGCGTTAGCTCATCGACATCCTTGCCATTCGCTCCTGTGTAACCATCGACCGGAGGAAACTTGCTCTTCGCCGGGAACGGGACCGGCGACCAACCAGCTTCTAGGTAGGATTGCGCAGCGAGCGAATAAGGCCCAGTCACGCCTCTGCCTTCGACGCGTAACCGGCCTCAATCAACTCGCGCACGACGTCAGCCTCTTTAATACCAGGACGTATCTTCTCCCTGATCCACTTCTTGATATTTGGGTCCACCTGTGTTTGTACTTTTGGGCCTATTGGGCGACGCGGCATCATTAGCTCCATTCCGATCGAATTAAAGAATCCTACTCTCCGGCCTCTTTGAGCCCGTGCGCCTTGAGGTTCTTGAAGAAAGTAAGCGTATGCTTCAGTGCCGCGCGTGCATCTTTCTTTCCAACGGTAGGTCCATATAGGCCCCAACGCTTTAGCCGTTCGTCGTCAACCGTCGAGAAGGCTAGGGAGGCGGATTGCTTTGGAAGCAAAAGGGATGACCGGCCGGTTACGTACATACGATCCTCGAAACGCGAAGTAACGCGGACCGGCGCGAGGAGTTCCCGGCCCATGGTGAACTTGCGTAGGATGAAGTCCTCAAGCCCAATGCCGTCAAGGTTTCCGTCCCAGGCATCAGCCAGTTCAGCCATCTGGTCGATGACTTGATCTTCGGAGCCTAGGAACTCGCCGGTGGACCAGGCCACGATATTGTTGAGGACTCTGTACTTTTCGGACGCAAGCGCCACCCGCCACACGGACATCAGGGCCCATCCGGTAGTCATCCCGGGATCAAACCAAAGCGCCGTATAAACTCCGGCGCGGTCAACGTCGAAGTCTTCCGGAGAGACCGGAGCCGGTCTGCCCATTTGGACTTTGACCGGCTCCACCCAGGAATCAAATTCATCTAACATGGCGCATACCCATTTCAGCCCTCGCAGTTGTGAACGTAAGAGCCCGCAGGATTCTTCTGCATTCCGGCCCCACAGAGCATGCAGGCGAACCTTTCCGGAGTCGTGGGATACTTAGGCTCTAGGCTGGTTATCCAGTCCCAGTCCACCCCGATCAGCTTGGCGTACTCTTTCGCTCCTTGCGCGGGGAGGGGATCTCCGAGCACTGCCATGGACAGTAGGTGCAACAGAACAGAATGCACGCCACATATGGGAATGTAACCTCCGGGGACAGCTGTCTGAATCAAGGCTGACTGGGCACAATCAGCCGCGCCACAGTACCTGGCGGATATTTGTTTGCTAGAAAGAATTTCCAGGCTGAGCCCACCGAACTCTGAAGGATGGGTCTTGATGATCTCGGAATCGTTAACTCGCATTAGGCAACTCCCAAGCTTGGTATGCCTCAAAGGATTCCATGCGCATCTGGATTCCGCCTACCTCTAGCCTGCCCTCGGAGGAAGTCTCCAGTTTAGAGAGCGCACTATCTACCGTCTCTAACAGCTGCTGCGCGAGGGCATCCGCCTTAGCTTTGTCGGCCGGGAGGGCACCGGTCGCGATCAGGACCCAGCCGTGTACCGGTTCGCCGCGCTCCTCGCGAATCTCTGCCAATGTCTTCAGCTTCATGGCCTACCTCATACCTTTGGAGGAGCACCACAAGAGTATAGCCACGGCAATGCCTGTAGCACCGAGCACATATATCCAGCCGACGTCGAACAGTGAAGTATTGGAGGTGATCTTAGAAAGATCCCATATCAGATCATCCATCAGAATTCATTACCGTGCTTGTGTTCTCGTGTATCTTCATGGCCAATTCATTCAAGGTCATAGTCCCACCAATTTCAGAGCGATTCCGATAAGGGGCAATAGGATGCAAAGGAGAACCACTGCACCCCCCGATGCTACGACGAATCCGGTTCCCCGATTGAAGGGGGAGTCCAACTCTTCAGCAGAGTGCAGTGGCTCGAATTCCATTGTCAGCAGGGCCGATGTGGCCTGGCGGAAGGCTTGGCGTTGTGGACGATAGTCCCCGGTGGAAGGAACTCAATCCCTTCCTGCGTGAGTCCATGGATCAGGTATAGGATGTCGCCCCAAAAAGTACCGAGGTATTCCTGCACAGCGGCGATCTTGTTAAGTGCTGTACCCAGCTCATTCCCCTCAGCAATGATACTTTCGGCGATCTTGCTAAGCTGCTTCGGATCTCCAGCTTCCGCCTCAGCCTGGAGCGCGTACAGCCGGACACACGCCACCATCATGCTGGCCTGTACCTCTTCAGGAACTCGGTCCCATTCCGGCAGGCCAGGAGATATCGATCCTCGAACGACTTCGTGCCAAGTCTTCACGAAATTGTCTGGCCTGAGGAATTCCCGCAGCCGTGTAGCTCGGTTGCTAGACTCCGCAATAGCAACAGACGCAGCCTTCCTTGACTCCTCGGCGTGTGCCGTAACCTCATCCACCATTTCGGCCCGCTTACGAACGTCAACAACACGCTCGAAAGCTCGGGTCCAAAACTCATGCCCCTGCTTGATATCTCCGATCAGATCCCACAGACCCTCTGCCGCCGAGAGGCAAGCGGTAAGCTGCTGCAGCTGCAGGGCCAAATCGTTTTTAAGCCGTGCATTTTCGGCAGCTAACTCATCCCAATTGAGCTTTCTTCCTGCATCCACTGTCATTTGCTTACCCTCCAACGAATAGTCTGTATCCAGCGACGCAAAGCGTGCCGCCGATGAAGATTAGGGCAATGACTAAGCCGGAAACCTTTGCCTGACTTAGCTTCACTTTCCGATCCTGAACTTGGGATCAGGCAGGAACACCCGATTAGACTGCTTGGCCCAGGGGAAGTCGCATTGCCCCTCAACACTTTCCCATCCCTGGAATGTGCACTTGCGTTCGGTCGAACCCTGCCCGCTGCATTGCCAGCAAGTCACGATACGCCATACTCCGTCCGGGTTCCGGGACTCAGCCTCGTAGATAGCCACTTCGCTAAGGTCGGATGCTATCCCATCCTGCCAGACCTTTCCGGAACCCTTGCAGCGAAAGCAGAGCGCACCCTTCTCGCAGCTGATCTTCACGTACGGCTCGAGGAACGGGTGAGCCTCAACGAGAAGCTTCCCCATCCGGCGCATGACCCCAACCATTTCCCACATGAACATCGAGCAAGCACGGTAGGCGTAGACATTCAGGAACTCCCGCAACGAATACTCGCAGATGATGAAATTCGTTGTACCCTCAGGAAGAATGAAACGAGCGTCCTGATAGGACACCCCTGCATCGCAGGCAGCCTTGTACGCTTCCCACGCAGCAATCTGTGCCGTTTCCCACTTAAGCAAAACCTCCAGTGCCGCCTCGCTTCGCCCGCCGTCCGGATTCACAATACTCTCGGGCCAGCGGACGTTAGGCTTGTCGCCGTACCAGGTTGCCCGTTGGGACTGCTGATGGAACGCTGCCTTCCGGCTACGCACGAGTTGATGAGTCAGGGCACGAGAAGCGCCGATCACCTGGAATACCACGACCTGAGACTCTAGGGCCGACTGGAGTCCGCCCCGCATCATCTCCTCCCAGCCGTCCTGCCGTGGGTTAGGATGCGCATCGTAGGCTAGGCCGGTAGTCGCCCGTAGTGTTCGTGATAGAACGTTCTTCAGGCTTTCCTCGTTGACCCCCTGGATCAGCCGAACGTCGAGCCCGTCAAGCCCCACAAGAATTCTGCCCTCGTCGTAGGGCGAATTGTGGCTGCCGTCGTTGGTCGCGTGCCGATTGAAGGCGTGGTCCTTTAGGAAAGCAGGCTTGGGCGGGTGCGCCTCCAGGTAGTTCCGAGAGTAAATGGGGGCCTGATCCCAGGCTTCAGTCGCGTCGTCACTAGGCTGAAGGTACTCCCGGTTAGCCCGGTGCTCTTCCAGCCAATCTGGTTCGTCTCTCAACTTATCTCCTAACAATACAAGGGAAATCGTTGCAATCCCAAGAATCACCGAGAAGATCCCGCAGCCCAATATCAGCATGACCGGGTCGATTCCTGAGATCATTACGCAGGCATGTGCTCACAGGAGCCGCTACCCAGAAGCTGCGGGCAGTGTTCCTTCAAGTGCCGAGTTAGGCGATCGATAGAATCCCGCTGGTTCTTCAAGCGGTCATCGATCGACGTAAAGAATTGCGCATCTATAATGTGTGCGTGGAGGTTGAATTCCCACGGGTTTTCCTGCATTTTGTCGGGAACCCAGAGGACACCGTTGTCCAACTGGATCTTCCAGCGGGCCTGACGCCCATCCGGATTGATGCCGTCCAGGAACATACGAGTCCCCTTGGGCGGAGAGAACACTGCATCGCCGTCAATCGCCATGTGGTCAAATCTATCCGATCGGATTCGGCTGCCGCTAGTCCGGCTCAATCACCACAAGCTCTTTTGCATACAGGCTAGCACCGAAAGAGTTCTGTGACTTACGAGCCCAGACCCATATCACGTCGAGCCCCAGCCGTATCCTCTCTAGGCCAGCCTTAAACCGTGGGTAGTCCTGCCGTTTGATACGAACGTACACATCCTCATCCCCGTCATCGCCACAGTGTAGAACGCAGGATGTCGGAAGGTCCGGCCTCCACATTTCGGCCTTGATCTCTTCGGGGCTCCGTCCGGAACGCGCTCGCTCATCCTCAACGTAGTCCTTTAGTTCCCTGAGTCGAACCATCCCGATCCAGATAACATCAGTATCCCCAGGCAAATCCAGAATGCCATCGCTACGAATCGTAGGCTCGAACAAGGGTATCCTTCCCGCCCGCAGGTCCGCACGCACCGAGTCAAGCGAACGCTCGACCACCCGGAGCCCAAACGGGTCGTCCCCCTCAATCTGATCCCGCATATTCTCTAGAGTCTTCGGGCCGATCCCGTTCACATTCAGCAGATCATCGGCACAACGAATCTCGTTGCGCTCCATATACTTTACAATCTCCTGCGCCTTCGATGGGCCGACCCCGTTGAGGGAGAGCCAACCCGCAGCAATCTCCGTCTCGCTCACTACGGTCCAGTTAAGCCCAGAGAGCCCAGGCTTCACGCCCTGCACCTTGATACCGTGTTTCTCGGCATCCTTGATCAGTCGAGGCCACTTCTCCTTCTTGATCTTCTGCAACTGAGCGGTGTAGAAGGCAGCAGCATGGTGCACCTTGAAGTACATACACCAATACCCGATTATGGTATAGGACAGCGAGTGTGAGTAAACGAACGCGTAGGAGGCTGAGGTTACGACCCGCTCCCAGACCTTCATAGCCGTCTCGCGGGTAACACCGTGAAGCTTGATTGCGTTATCCGCGAAGGCTTCTGCCGAGGTATTGAACTGAGCCTCGCCGAGCTTCTGCGAGATGATACGACGGATCTCATGAACCCTTTGGACTGACAGTCCGCCAAAATCGGCTAGAGCATGGAGGATCTGCTCTTGATAGATTATCTGTCCTCGGGTTCCCTTTGCGATTCTATCAATGATCGGATGTACTCGAGTAGGCTCGCGGCGTCCATGCTTGACTCCGATGTATTCAGCGGTCGTCCCAGAAAATAAAGGCCCAGGACGGCTGAGCGCGTTAATGTCGATGAGATCGAGAAAGTTATCTGGCTGGACATCCCGACATACGAGTCTGGTCGCACGGCCTTCGAATTGGAATACTCCGACAACATCGGCCCTCCTAAAAGCTGCGATAGTCTCAGAATCATCGTACGGAAGCGCATACAATTCATCCAGGCTCATCCCTATCAAGCCTAGGATAGTGTTGATAGTTCCCATGGTTGAGAGTCCAAGGAGATCAAACTTCATAAGCCCCAAGTATTCTGCGTCATACTTGTTGACTGATACGGCGGTTAGCTTCGGCGCTCCTTCCCCGGCCGCCTTGTCCTCCCGGGTGTACATTGCGCAGACTTCACTGATCGGCTGATCCGAGATTACGAGCCCGGCCGCATGGACCGACATGCCTTTGTAGTTACCCTCCAAGCGAATCGCCTGATTCAGGTCAGGATGCCGGTCTAACACAGCCTTGGCCGAAGGGAACATTTCGAAGGTATCCACCAGCGAAGCGTCAGCCCGCGAGTCCCCACCCGAGCGCTCAACGATGACGTTCTTTACAATTTCGATATCCATCTTAGGGATTCGGTACACACGAGCGACATCGTCCAGACTGTTCTTGCCCTTGTACTTCGTAAAGGTCCCTATGTTGGCGACGTTAGCTGCGCCGAACTTACGTACGGCGTATTCCCTGACTTCCCAACGCCTAGAGTCATCAAAGTCCGTGTCGATATCAGGAAGGTCAACACGAGTCGGGTCCACGAACCGAGAGAAGTCCGTAAGCGGGAACTGAAGCGGGTCAGGCTCCGTAATCCGGAGGAGATAGCAAACCACTGAAGCAGCTGAGGATCCACGGCCCGGACCAACAGCGATCCCGCGAGACTTGGCGAACTTGATGAGGTCAGAGGCTAAGAGGAAATAGCTCTCGAAACCCTTCTCCAGGACCCGATCCATTTCCATCTTTATCTGCATCTCGTACTGCTCCCGATGCTCGATCATGCGTCGGTTACCTTGCGCTACCCGGTATCGCCACCCCTCCCGCAACCAGTCCCAAAGCGCAGCAATAGGATCCACTACCGGGTAGCGAAACCTCTGCGCCTTCGGTAGCTCTACATTGCAGCGTTCGCCTATCTCAATGGTTGAACGACAGGCTTCTCGAGCTGCGGCTTCACCGAGTCCCGTTCCTAGCATTGCCTTGTACACGGCCTTGTCACTGAGCGGAGTGTAGTCAGGTACGTCGTATTCCCACGAAGATAGTTGCTGCGCAATCGTATTGGTCCCGCGTCCTGCAGCGTGCAGCAACGCCCGTAGCTCGCTATCGCCGGGTTGAACGGTATGAACGTCCGCCGTCGCCACGAGAGGAATCCCGAGCTTCTTGCCCAGCTTTTCGAAGGCCGGGTTAAGGACTCGCGTCCGGGCTAGCTCCGGGAACATCTGCGTCTCGAGGTAGAACCGGTCCCCAAGAAGCTCTTTCATCTTCAGGGCATATCGCACAGCCCGATTCCAGCTGGCTTCCTCTTCGGGAATGTCCTTCCCGCCCAGGAGAGAACACGAGAGCAACGAGTCGCTACAGCCGGAAAGGACTATCAACCCCTCGTTATGCGCCTGCAGCATCGAGCCCGAAACAGTCGGCCAGCGGTAGAAGCTCTCCCAGGATTCCGTGGCAATCCTGTTGAGGTTCCTATAACCCTCGTCGTTCATTGCCAGGATTGTCAGGTGGAACTTCCTCGGGGAGTCCGGCCGGAGCGCGGTATAAGCCTCAAGCCCAAACAGCGGCTTCACGCCGTACTTCTTGGCAGCCTTCTCCAGGCCGACGTGTCCCGAGACATTGCCGTGATCCGTAATAGCGAGAGCGGACATACCTAGCTCGGCAGCCCGCTTCATGTGGTCCTCGGGAGTCCCGTGCCCATCCTGGTAAGAGAACGTTGTGTGGTGATGGGTCGAGACGAACTTCACGGCTTGGCCGCCGCTAGCATTAGCACTATGAAGTAACAAATTACTCCAAGAATTGCTAGGTGCCACCACTCAATCTTGATCTTCAATTGCTGAACCTCCTAAAGTGTATCCAAACACAGCACCAGGGGGTGTTGACAGCGAACCCATTTATGTTACGCCAGGAAACTTCCGTCTTGAGGAGAAGCTTCCCTCCCGGACCGGCATGACTCCATACCGGAGTCCAAAGACGGAACATGTATGTAGTTCGTAGATATATGAACACCACGCCGCCCAGCAGCGTCATGTGCCTCTCGCCCCTTGTCATTGGTTCCTCGCCGGGGTGGGGCCTTTCTGGAACTGATACCTAGAATGCAGCTCTGGATTGCCATAGGTTCGTTCTGGAGTAGTGCTAAGTGCGTCAAAGGTGACCTGGCAGATGAGCATTCCCTTGCAGAGCCATATCATTCGATCGCTCATATTGTACATCTCTAGGGTAAGCTGACCGGAGAATCCCGGATCAACAAGTCCGGCTGCGTGAACGATCAGCCCCTCCCTGGCACGGGTAGACTTCCCGTGCACCTGTGCGACTATGTTACGGGACAAGGTGATCGTCTCGATAGTCGAGCCTAAGATGAACTGACCTGATCCAATCCCATAGCCTCCACCAGTCAGCATGTCGCTAGGGAAACCTTTGTCGAGTATGGAATCTAGCCTAAGGTCAATGCTTACCGGCTGGAACTGCCAGGGATACATATCCGCTGAGCTATCAATCCGGATATCTCCAGCTTCGATCATCCTGCGGATCGTAATATCAGAAAGCATTCTTGTCCTCGCAGCCACAAGTCAGTGTATGCCGATTACCGTGCGTTCCGTTCGGCCCCAAAGGACGTTGCCGATCAATCTCATCAATCATGCGCTGCAAACGTTCGACATGGATTTGGTCCGCTACTGATGATTGTCCGATAGCCGTCATCGCAACACAAAGCGTCTCGCGAACCATCTTCAGGGTACCGCGCAGGTCGACGAAGTACAAGCTAGCCATTCTCTCCACGCTCCGCCCAGTTGAGCATTTCCCGGAGCGCTGCTTGCGCCAGAATCGCGTTGTGTAGCCGGTTGGCCTCGTCACGATGCCAGGCGTGCTTCTTGATGAGGTCTGTAAGAGTCCAACTCTCCTCGAGCGCCTTACGTAGGGCGAAATCCTCTACCATACCGTTCAACTTCAGGAGCCTATCCCTTTGGTGCTCTTCAATTTCTGGCTTCTTAGCGGCCCACTTGTCGGCGGTCTCATCAGCGATCCGCATAGAACGCTGGGCGCGCACCGACCATTCGAGAATCTGGCTCGAGCTGACCAAGCTAGCCCGAAGGTTTCCTGATCCTATTCCCATCGCAACTCCTTCTTCATCGTGAGTATCTGTTCTGACATGCTCTCCCACTGTCGCTCCATGGTCGGCTGCATCTGTGGACTGCGAAGTCCGTAGGCCGGATGGTACTGGTAAGAAATCCAGACCCCCTTCGCTCGAGTCTCATAAATCTCACCACGATGCATACGGAAAGCGTGAGCGTTGATCACGTCTGCCGCTACGGAGCCAACAGCCACAATCAATCGGGGTCGCCCGATCAGCTTCCACTCACGCCGAAGGTATGGCCGAGCGGCCATCTGCTCGCCCATGGTTGGTGTGCGGTTCCCGGGTGGCCGGTACTTGATCGCATTCGTTAGCCAGACGTTCGGATCGATCTCGTATCCCACCAACGCCGAACGGCTAGGTTTCGCGTACAGACCGGCGATAGCCATGAGCTGATGCAGGACCTGCCCGCTAGCCCCACAGAATGGCTCCCTACGCGCGTTCTCTGTGGCACCTGGGGCCTCGCCCACAACCATGGCTAAAGGCCGGGAGGCTCCAATTCCGGGCACCAGATGTGTGCCCGGAGTCCTGAGGTAGGCAAATGTGGAGTCCTGCTCGATCTCCTCCCAGAAGTCGATCAGTCCGGCCTCGTCCACCCTACCCATTGTCTCCACCGATTAGGGTATTCGGAGACTGTCGCGGCACGATACCGCTACGCTTGGCGGCATGCTTGAGGGGTCCGGTGCCCTTCAAAGGAAGCTCGTCATCCAAATCCTCATCATCCTCGTCGAAGTCCACGCCGTGCTGTTGCGTCCACTTGTCGTAAGAGCCCTCTTCCCGGTCCAGGTCCAGCAGCAGGAGAAGCCCGTGTGCCACGATCTCTTTCACGATGGTGCGCTGATCTTCGCGCCACTTTTCTTCGGCATGGCTGTTCTCTCCAGGCCACATCAAGGTCTTCAGCTTGCGCGCCTTGCGATAAAGGCTGACGAACTCCCCGAGTGCGCCGAGGTCTCGCGGCTGCTGGTACTCCTTCGCCCATTTATCGAAATCGGCACGAAGCTCATACATCAACTTGCGAGCTATATAATCCCGTTCGTTCTTGTCCGTCATGAATTTCCCTTCCGAGCATTGATCCGGTCTCGAGCTACCTCAAGCATTTCGAAGCAAGAGAACACCCGCCCTTGGAGCTCATCCTCGTTGTAGTGTCGGTTATACGGCTGATCCCTTACATACGTGGCGAAACCATGTGATATCGATTCGTCGCATTGTTCCGGAAGGTCATCAAACACCGCCAGCACCCGATCCCCGGCCTGCCGAGCTAATTCAGCATACTTGTCCTCCCCAAAGAGGACGGCGTCATAGTGAATCTTGTTACGGCGTAGCCATTCACGCGTATCAGGGTCGATGTTGTCGAGCCGTAGATAAGGGCGGGTAGTACAGATCCAGACCTCTGCACCGATTTGACTGATACCCTCGGTAAGTCCGGTTACCCCGTCATAAGCAGGCATCCAGCGCTTCAACCCGCCCTGGCGGAAGGCAAGCTTGCATTCTTGATACACCGAGTGATCGACACCCATCCACTGGGACAAACGCTTGCCCGGGTTGATGTCCTTGGGATTCGGCATCGGCATGCCAATCCATAGCTCGGCAAACTCCAGGAAATGCTTGTGGTAGTCCGCTAAGGTTCCGTCGATATCGACTGCAAATACAGGGATTCCGTGGCCGTTCGTCCTCATGCGGTGGCCTCCGGAGAGCACAAGCAGTTGCGGCAGCCGTGAAAGGTCTCGGGCTCAGGCGGGAATGAAACCATCATGCGCATCTCGTTGATAAGATGCCAAACGTCATAAGCCGCACGTTGAAAGGAAACTCGCTCGTCCTGCAACCGAGTGACCAGGTGCCACACCTTTGGGGTGTAGCGCCATCCCCGGTTGTCACGGTGCTTTCCCGGCCGATCCGCTATCCACTCGGTGTCGTCATTCTGCCCGAGAATGTGCCAGACGCTACGCTGGTTCTCACCGGTCATGTGATGGCTGACGGCATTCAGGGACATCTTACGCCGCATACGCTGCATCGATACCCAGTCTTTTGCATCAACAAGAGCATCAACTGACACGCGGACTGCCCTCATCAATTGTCGCAACATAAACATCAGTAAACCTCCATGATCTCCGAATAGGCTTGATGCGAAAGCACGCCCTTGGTCCAGGTGCCGTAACGCCCGGCGCGCATGAATGACTTGTTATCAGTCCAGCAATCGCAGTTGGTGCCGATTGGTTTCTCAATCGCGGCAATATTTTCGATAGGAGGCTTGGCCCCATCCGGCCATTCGGCTGTTTTGTAGCCAAACACATTGCTGGCCCGATACCAACCCCGCTCCTGCGTCCCATTGCAGATTACTGTCCAGGGGTCAACGTTGACAGGACAGAATATACCGCGCTCGGGCGCGTCTCCCACTGCCCAAACCTGTTGCGACTTAAACTGATGCATCCCGATCATATCCGCACACATCTGGCTTGCCGGGATAGTCGATACGACGATATCGAAGTTGCGCAGGATATCCGACATCATGCTAGGGTGAACCTTCAAGTTGGTTATGCGATCGGCATACAGGCCCCACGCCTTGTAGTAAGCCTGCCGAATGTCGTAGGCCATATGGGACTTCGGAAGCTTGACCGGAGAGGTGAGTGCGGCCTCAACCTTACCGCCGTAGACTTTGGAGGCGTACTCTTCTGGCGTTCCCCAAAGATGATAGGATATCCGATGTCCATCCCCATCCGTCAGGCCGGGAATGGGCTCGTGAAGATACTGTGCCCCGAACATCTCGCTACGGCGTCTCCGGCTGATAATGGTTATCTTGGGAAACCCGAGTTTCGCGAAAGCATGTACGGCGAAAAGGCCGGTAGGACCGCATCCTAGGACGGCAACCCGAGCAGACTTACGAAACAACATCCTGTCGCTCCTTCCAGCGCCGCATAGCTTCCTTGCGGATTGCGTTCTGATCGGGATCGGATGGACTGTCCAGAATCGCTAGGCACCAAGACAAAGTAGATGCCTCGACACGAGCGGAGACCATGTCTTCAAAGGCCAGAGCCTTCAGCCCGTCCGTCCGTTGATCTAGCGCAGCCCACATCTTCTCCCGTGCGTTCGGACCGCCGTTGTCTTCACCGAGGGTAACCACACCCTGTTTCCCCGGGCAGTCGGCTTGGTGCGTAGGTGGCTGGAGACACGTACAGCGGGACATCTGCTTCCAACCGGGTAGCACTCTCACTGTTCCCCTTTCCCATCCCTTCCAAAGGTATCCGGCGTGTGCATGATCCGGACTGTCTGGCTTTGCTCTATGTAACCAATAGTCGTGGTACACGTCCCAGGTTCGCCGAGAAGCAAAGCGCCGGTGCCCCTCGGTAAAGACCATTGCGAGATCTTCAGGATGTTGTTCCTCTAGGTGTTTTATCAGTTCATCATCATTGTATTCGATTACGATCGGAAACACTAGCCTACCCCCTGTAACCCTGCTGCGGAAAGAGGGGACAACCAAACCGGCTGTCCCCTCTGAGTTTATCTTCCGATGCCGATGCTAAAACGGGGGTTCGTCGTCATCGCTGTCGTCATCATCCTCGGCATCTTCATCCCGAGTGCGACGTTTCGGTGCAGCCTTCTTCACGGCTTTCTTGGCTGCCTTGCGGGACGGAGGCGTCTCCTCCTCGTCGTCATCGCTGTCGTCATCTTCTTCGTCATCTTCTTCGTCTTCATCCGGTTCCGGCTCAACACGACCCTTCGGCTTGCCCTTGGCGGCACGCTTCGCTGGGCGCTCCTCTTCCTCGTCCTCTTCGTAATCCTCATCCTCAGCGCTGGCGCTCGAGTCCTCTGGAATCGGCCAGTACCCGCCAATCACCTTACGAGAAGAACCGTTCTGGTCCATGTCGTCGACGATTGAAGCCATCACATACTGCTTCTTGTTATGGACCCACCGCCCAATTTTGGCAATCTCAACCGACCCACGGGCGTTCGGCTCGCCTGCAGTAATCGTCCGCTCCGCAAAATCCGCACCGGTCACGCCGATTGCATCGGTGAATCTCACCACACGGAACTGACTCCCCTCAGTCACTACGATGTAGTCGGTAAGGAAGTATCCCTTGTACTTCTTCTCCTCGGGCCGCGACTGGCGCGGAGTCAGCTCCAGCCCAACTATCAGCTGGGCATAGCCACCCGAGGACTTGCCCTTACGAAGCACCTTGATCTTCCAGCAATAGACACCGTTCGGGACAGCAGGCCCGGTATAGGGCTCGAAGCCATCCCGTTCAGTGCGATCGAGGCTAGCACCGGTAATTCCGCCGCCCCATCTCACTTTCCCCATTCTTACTCCTTTGTTTCCTCTGGACCTATCATGTCCATGAGCTCAAACATGTTGGTGTCATCGGTATAACGACCGAAGGCGTCAAACTGATCCTTCGCGAAATATACTGTATCCGTCTTAGGGTCCACCGATTGCTGCCAGAGGATTCTTCTAACCTCTGTGGGTTTCCCGGCGCGTTTCACGGTACGCTTGCGCATGAATCCGACAGCGTGCATCAGTCCGCTGACGTAGTTGGAGAGTCCTCCGCCCTGCTTCTGGAACTCTGGCATTACCCGGACGTCCCCCGCGTCATCGTCCATCCGCATCGCATGCGCCGTAACAAGAACATTGACCGGAAGGTCTACAAGCCGGGATATAGCCGAGATCATGAAGTTCTGGGTGTTGAAATAGTCCGGCTTGTCGGGTAGGTTACGGTGCGTTCTGGAAGCCGGGTTGTGGTCGAAGGCTTCCGCTGCAAAGTTCAGCCGTACCTTCTTGTCTAGGGTGCTGGCCCCATCAAGGATAATCCACTGATGTTTCCTGTAACCCCCACCCTCCAGCCAGTCCAGCGCAGCCAACATGGTGGAGCTATTGGGGATCGTCCGAACCTTTCTCTTGCCAAGGTCTAGGTCCCAACGTGGCTTCGCAGCGCTGATGTACCCGGGCTCACAGGCCAGCCAGAGCGAGTTGGGGCAGCTACCCGCTACTACAGTCTTTCCGCAACCGGAATCTCCATACAGCAGCATGTTCTTGCTCTCGCAGTCTCCATCCAACTCCTGAATAGCGTTCGCGAAATCGTTGGAGGTTACCACATGAAGGTCTGTCTTGGCGCCTTGCCGCCCTTGGGCTTTAGCCGACCCTGGGATTACCTTACCGGCCATCAGGGTTCCAGTTCGGCTCGAGCTGTGCCTTGGTCCTCAAGTCTTCCCACAACTTAGCAACCGTCTTAGGACCGAAACTTCCCACCTTCAGCAGGTCCTTGTACTTGGCATCCACGACGTCCCATACCGTACCGTATCCGCTGCTGCTAAGTGCTTCAACCTGCCTTTGGGTACAGATCTCCTTATCCAACAGCAAGCTTACCGGTAGCTCCTTCAGCATCGCCTTGCGCTTGATGTCCCAAAGCATCTTCCTGAACCACGACGGCTGACCAGTCTTCTTCCGACGTGACTCACCTCGAAGAACCGCTTGCCGCCGTAAGCTTCTCGTTGAGTAAGCCTTGCCCTGCTGAACGTTCTCCACCTCGGATGGTCTGCTATAGTGTTTCACGCTTCCCCTCCCTAGAACTCAAAAGTTGCTATCTCGTCTGTACTCTTTCGGTGAGCAGCATATGGATCCTCAGTCGTATACGCAATATTACGAAGGTCTTTCCAGTTGCCGCTAGCCTCGTGCAGGGTACAGATGTCATAGAAATTGCAGAAACGCTCACAGCTCCAATGCGTCGTCTTGGTGATGGGTAGCTCCCCGCGTCGGGCTTTCTCCATGACCACAAGATCATCCTGGATCCGCTTCAGCTGACTCAGTTGCTCCGCTCGAGTACGCGGCACGAAATGCCTCAAGTACAAAGGGGCGGGCTGAGCCTTCGAACGCTCACCGAGGACAACAATATTCTGACCCAACTTTCGATATCCTTCAACAAGATTTTCAAGCTGTGGAAGGGTGAACTTCTTGAACTCCGGCTCATCTCCTTGATATCCCAGCACTCTTCCATAGTCAACCTTAGTCGGCTTGTTGCAGGCGTAGCCTTTCTCGTCCACCGGCCGGAGGTCGGGCAGCCCCTTACGCAGGAAGTTGTATGTGATGCCCTTGAAGTGGTCTGTCTTGTTTATCAGGCCCGCCTTGAGAAGCGTCTGCCGCGCGGTTGCGAAGTATGGTCCGGCCTGATCGTCCAGCTTCAGGTGACCGGTGCGGATACTCTTCGCGGTCTTGTGCTCGCCGAGGTAGATCCAGCCGCTAGCAAGGTCTCTGTAGGCAAGGTCATAGGTGCCGACATACCGGGCCAGATAGCTCCGTACCTCTTCCGGCCAGTAATCCGGGAAGGGTATGTTGAAGCTAAAGGTTTTCTCTGGGCTCAGTACTTCCCATCCCTCGTCAGCACCATAACGATCCACATACCCGTCAAGCATTGCAGTTCCAAGTTCACGAAGGTCTGCATACTTAGCCCGCTCCTCGTCGGTCGCCTCAACCGTCTTGAAGAAACGCCTCTCTTCAGTAGAGTACAGGCTTTGGAATGTCTCGGTCGGATGCGGTCCGCGCTTAAGGCCGGGACGATACCAGGCGGCCAAAGAAACATGGACAAGCTCGCCGAACCAAAGTGCATCACTGACTCGTTTCGGACGGAGCCCCCGACGATAAGCCTGGTACCAAGCCCACATGCAGCGCTTGAATAATTGCCTCTCGGAACCTCTGACCTCGGGTACCTTAGTAAGATCCATAGCCTCTCCCGGTGCTCTCACTCACCATTCGGTGGCTGGGCCGCTGTAGGACGACCCAACCTCCTAGGCAGTTCTTGACTTCTCCGGACGCCTACAGACGTTTATCGGTCTTGTGTCTCTGCCTCGTGGGGTGGGCAGGAATCGAACCTGCTACCGACGTCCCTGCAGCGTCAGCTCTATCCGATGAGCTACCACCCCCAAGCACCGGCCTAACCCCTTACCGGCACACGAACCCCACTGCCTAACAGCCTACTTCGGCCCGCCTGCTTGGACCAGCAACCTCTTCGGCTATTGTTCGCTTCCGCACTCTCCTTCTAGCCCTTCCATCGTGGGGGAAGGGTTGGGCTTAGAAGGGAGCTTCCTCCTCGTCGCCATCGACAACCGGCGCCGGACGGCGCTTGTTACGGGTGGCGGGAGAAGTCTTCTTGGCAGTAGCCTTCTTGGGTGCCGGAGCCTCTTCCTCGTCCTCTTCCTCAACCTCTTCGGCCACCTTGGCCACCTTCTTGGCGGTGGCCTTCTTAGTGGTGGCCTTCGCCGGGGCAGCCGCCTTTGCAGCCTTCTTGGCCTTAGGAGTCTCCTCCTCGACACCCTGCTCACGCTCGACCCGGCGCTGCTCCAGAACCTCCTGGTTCTCAGCCGAAGCTTGGAAGATCATCCGCATAGCCGTAGCCAGCCGCACACCCTCGTTGAACGCATCCTCCTTGGTCTTTGCCCGGCTGGGGTCGAATCCCACCGCATCCTTCAGCCAGGCCGCGAAACGCTCCTGAAGGTCCGTCGGGGTCTTGTCGAGGTAGGACGACAGGTCCACCTCAGAAACGTCTCGTGCCACTGTCTTTCTCCCTTTTTGTTTTCGTTGTCAACTAGTTGATCCTAGCTGGACTTTAAAATTGGCGAAAGCTTATCGCCTTACCCGTATGGAACGGAGTCTTGTACCCTGTCTCTTTTTAGCACCCTGCAACACCTTTTGCTGAATCTCTTCTAGCTTCGACTGCCGACCACGTTCACGACGAACACCAAGGTTCCATGCAAACACTGCCACCAGGGAAACCATTGCTAGAATCAAAAGTGCTTCAGCCATTTGTTAGCTCCAACACTTTGCGGAAGTACTCTACTCCACGGCGCTTGTCAAGAAGTCGACGTCCTGCAACAGAACGGTCTGCATTCACCAGCGAGATTCCAACATCAACAGAATCCAACGAGCGAAGATAGTGGTACATAACCGGACGAGGTTTGGATACCCGGTGAATCCGATCCTCCAGCTGTATCATGGTGTCCGGGTCAGCCTCATCCAGAATCACCATATAATCAGCGGAATCGATGGTAATTGCGGTGCCGCCTGCCTTGATATTCAAGAACATCACGTGTGGCGACTTCGAGCCTACCGGCTGGTTGAAGGCATCAATGATGGCTCCGCGCTTGGCGCCAACCTGTTCTCCGGTCAGCATACACCCCATCCCGCCCTGGGCAGCCTTGAGGGCAAAGGAAAACATACGCAAGAGCCTTGTGTAACGGCTGGCAATGATAACCTTGCCGGTGGGCTCGTCCGGAATCCCAAGGCTCTCCAGGAACTCCTCCACCCAATCAAATTTGTTGGAAGGCAAGGAGGGCGTGAAGTCGCCCTTCTCGTCAAACGCTCCGTAGGCACTGGCGAACTGCTGCATTCGAGTTATCTCAGCGAGCGTCCCCACTGCGTCAAGGTGGCCATTAGCTAGCTTCGCGGAACCCTCCTGGGCTATCTGCTTGTGGGCCTTGACCTGCGCTGGAGTCATGGGTAGCCATACCCCCACCGGCGAATTCTCATCGCTCGGGTACAACGGAGTCCCCACATACGCTTTGGGCGGGAGATCTGGCGCCACCTCAGCCTTGGTGCGCCGGAGCATGATCCCGCTGAGTTCATTCCAAAGCAGTCTCTCGCGGTCGCCACGCAGCTTTCCTACCTCATACCCGGAGTAACCACCCAACTCCCAATACTGGGCAATCCAGCGCCACTTTCCGGTGTAGACCTTCGGCCGGAGCCAGTTGAGTAGCCCCCACAGCTGGACTGGCTTCGACCGGGCTGGGGTACCGGAGGAGGCCACACGTAGACCACCCTCTCGCACACGTAGAAGCTCTAACCCTCGGCGACGCTGGGTAGGGGTACCACTCCGCACTACAAGGCTCTCGTGGCACTCGTCGACCACTACGGCGCCCCACTCGATTTCGAACAGCTGGGGGAAGGTGTGGTCATTCCGGATCTTGGTGTTCTTGGTCTTCGGATGATCGCATCCTAGGACACTAGTTGGCTTCTTGGTATAGGGGGTTTCCTCCCCGCACTCTACACAAACCCAGAAGGTCTTGGTGAGGACCGCCTCAGGATGGACCGACACCAATGTGTGTTCGAGGGTAAAGCCTTTCGCCCCAGCGAGGTTCTGCCGGTAAACCTCGGCTAGGCCGGTCAGCAACGCCTCACGAGTCTTTCGGCCCTCGGGCAGCTCTAGCACGCTCATCCAGGGCACCCAGCGCGCCGTCTCTCGGGGCCAGACGGTAGTGGCAGCGGTCTTGGGAGAGACGACCAGATATGGCCCCGGCAATCCACTCTCCACCAAAGCAGCCAGTACCTCCAGGGTCTTCCCGAGGCCAGGATCGTCTGCCAGAATGGTCTCTCGTCCGTCGAGCATGAACCGTGCGCCTCGCGACTGGTACCGGCGAGCCTCGGTCACGGCCTTGTAAAGCGCCGGAGCACGCTCCTTCAGCCGGGGTAGCTCCACCGCTTCGCCAAGTTTGTTGAGATGGGACAATTGCTGGCGTCTGGTAGCCTCTTCCCGATACCACTCGGAAAGCGCTTTCCGAACTTTTAGCTGCGGCCCGAACTCCATCCGCAGGCAAAGACAGCTCTCGATGGTCAACGGGAAGGTCCAGGCGTTAGCCCGCTTACTCCAGTAGTGCCCACTCACCCGCTTGCAGGCTGTGACCGTGCGCGGGTCGTACGGCGAGTGCAGATGGATCTTAGTACCCACCAGGTCAATCTCGATCTCCATGTTTCCTGAGCCCTCCTGATCCCTAACCGGATTCCCCAGCCCTCGACGCCCCCCTTCGCCGAGAGCCAGAGGACCAGGTCAGCGACCGTTACGGTTACGGTTCTTCCAGCCCTTCCAAAGAGTCCAGACGATTGCGATTGCCAGGACACCAAAGACCAGGATTAAGGCGATCGGCTCTACAGGGCGATACTCTAACGGGGGCTGCTGGGATAGATACTGGAGCATGCTACACCTCTCTCACTTAGGTTCAACTTCTAACTACAATCCTACCTTACGAAGCTGCAGACGGAAAGGAAGGAGGGGGAGGACTCTCACCCCCTCCCCCTCCTCAAGTCTCAGGCCACCCGGAGCTTCCGGACCGGTGCCTTCACCTTCGCGGCTGCCCGGCGTGCCCGCTCCTTCTCGTTCCGCTCCGCGCGCTTCGCAGCTTCCTCCGCCTCGAGGGCCAGCTGGATCTTCACAGCTTCCTCTGCTGCCTTCGCGGCCTTCAGCTCAGCTGCCGCCCGCAGATCCACTTCGCGGCCTTCGATCTGGTCCTTCAGCCACTCGGCAAGGACGAAGCAGCTCACCAGCGCCACTCCGAAGAGGACACCATAGAGGCTATTCGCGGCAATCACGTTCATCGTCAGGCTAAAAGCGCCCATCACACACTGGAGTATGAAGCCAATCTTGTTGGTCCGCTTGCTAAAGTCATCACTCCGCATCACCATTCCGATGATGGCCAGTCCGTCGATCATGAACGGAGCGGCAAGGGCCTCCACACCCTGCCCGCCCAGCTTCTCAGCAGCTGTCACGATGTGAGCGAAGCTACCGGCGAGAGCGCCGACGAAGTACGCCTTCACGATCGTCTTGACGATCCGGACCTTCTTGCTGGGCTTCTGGATCTCGTTCATCTCGGGTTTCCCTTCCCTATCCCCATCTTGCCCTTCCATCAACAACTGTACCCTATGCAGATGGAACTGCAAAACAGAAATGGGAAGTTTTTCAAGATTCTTTTGTCAATTCAATTCTTTTACGGAAAGCGCTTTCCCATCCTAATCCCATCGATACGATGACCCCACACGAGCAGCGCTTTCTTCCCTTTGATGGCTTATTCAATTCCCAGTTCCCATCCTCCGGATGGGCGCATATCCGGGACTTCACAGCCGCTCCCCCAGTGCCCATCCAAGGAACACTGCAACGGCGATCAGCACCGTAACCAGGAACCTTAGCATGAAGTTACGCATCCGTACCCTCTTCCCAATTCTTTTGTTCTGCAGATACGTCCGAAAAGAATTTGCTATCATACTTTTGGTTAGATTCTTCGGCAATCCGGTTTTCATCGGTCGTCCCCATCGAGTGCGCGATGTCCGCCCCCAGCCGGGTTCCATCGGTAGAGAAGCGGAGGCAGGGCTCGCCACCCTGCCCCCACTGGCATGACGGGTCATGCTCGTGCTTCACTTGTGCTTCCTCATATTCCATAGGGTCAGCCAGATAAGCCCTCCTACGACCAGAACGCAAACAGCAAGCCCGGGAAGATTAAGTTCCCGAGACATAGCTCCAATATCACCCATTATGCCGAAACCTCCCAACAATTACGCCACGGATCGTACTTGTGTTTCATTTGCGTCGCTCCGAGTCCAGCATGCACAGGGCGATAAACGCCAGCAAAAACAGGGCAACATACCCAAGATCAGAAAGATCCAGTTCTCCAGGTGGCAGGGCCTTCATCAAGACATAACCTCTTCCAACTTTGGCCCTTTCTTGCCGCCGCTACCAACCTTAGTAAGGGCAGAGAGCCTGAAGGCACGAAAACCAGTTTGGGGGCAACAAAACCAAAGCACGCGTTCGCCGCTCTGGGACTCTCGAAGCTCGACCGGCTGACGTCCTCCCGGGACCCCAACGATAGCCGATTCCTCGGTCTCCCGGTACTGGTTGTGCCAGGCCACAGCCTTACCTACTAGGGCTGCTAGCACCTCCTCATCAGTCGCTAGATTTACGTCGAAAGGCAGTCGGGAACGCTTCGGCTCCGTGGCGCGCTTGCGGAAGTATCGATTGTTGGAAACCTTATCCAGTTCCCTGATGCCCTCTTCCGGCTTGCGGGCTGCATACTGCTTGACGGCGCTGGCATTCCGGAGCTTGATGGTGCGATCGGCAATCGTGTACGACGGCATAGGTTCAATCGTAAGCACACCCTTAGTCCACGAGATCCACAGAACCTCATCTCCCCGCTTCCCGGTAAGCTCCCACACGTCCTCGGTGCTCTCCGTGCCCTCTGCAAGGATTAGCAAGGTGCTCCAGCCGTGCTGCGTCATCGCCTCGCAGACCGGTGCAGCCTTCGCGCAGGACTTGGAATCCTCTGGCAGCTTATCAACCGCGTCCTCCGCCGCGCGCTTCTGCCGCTTCTTCTCCTGTGCGACTGCGATCCGGTCCTCACGGGTCTCCGTCGCCTCGGCACGCGACTCGCGCTCCTTCCGGAGGATGACCTCCAGGAGCTTGCCCTTTGGGCAATCGTTCGCGGACTTCTGTCCGAACCTCTCCAGCAGTGCCTTGCGCAGCTGTGGCTGGTTCATCTGACCGTACCTCTGCGCGTACTCCGGCACATCAACCTTCTCCACGCCGCCCTTGGGCGGGAGCGGAGTCTTCTGCGCGTGTTTGGTACGCTTCTCCGCAGCAGCTTTGCGGAGTCCTGCCTTGTTAGCCGTGGTAGTCATTCCCCTTGCCCCTTCTCTCTTTTAGCCGATCCAAATCCATGCGATCCGAACTGCAGCGGCCAGCAATACCATTACCGTCACGCCCCAAGTGGACTCAAAGATCTTTCCCATTACCCTCCCCCTTCTCTCCTTCCGCAATCTAAGTCCCCTGGGCGGTGCCGGTCCCCCGTACCCGGCGCCACCCTCCGGCCTCAGAACTTGACGAAGAAGCCCTCAATCCCGCCCGGCGTGACTGCGGCCGTGATAGCTGCGAGGATGTACGCCACCAGGATGGCGCAAAAGATAGCCATAGCCTTCTTCATTTTTCTCCCCTTTCCCTTACTGGTTGATGTCCACTGATGGAACGTCTACACTAGGATCCTGAAGCCAGTCCACGAAAGCGTGCCCCGGACCGCTGTCCAGCCACCAGATAAACCCCAGAATGGAGCCTATACCGAATAGCAACGACCATCCCTTCTTCCCAGCTTTCCCGGCGATTATTGAACACACCGCCGCAAGTACGATGATGATGAATATCCCCATCGATTCCCTTCCTAGCCACCCCACCCTGAGGTGCCTGGGCGTGGCTCCGAGCTACCCGCACCATAGCTCGGCTCCCGCCCCCCGGCCTCAGTTCACCAGAGAGGAAAAGAATCCACCTACCCCCTCCGAAACGGCAACAGCCGTATTCCCTAGTGTCCTAGCAACCTCTGCAGCCATATCTGACCGGAAAGCCACGAAAAACACCAGAAAGGCAATGATGCCCCACGTAAGGATTTTCTTAAGCATTTCCCTTACCCCCTCAACAATAGTTGGATTATTCAGTTCCGCCCAGGGTCTGGTGGAACCAGACCAGGAACTTATCCACCAAATCGGCCGGGCCGCTCACCTCAGCCCGGGGGTGCCCGTTCCCGTCCAGCCCCTCAAGGACTCGACTGGCTAGGCCGGGGAATCCCTCAACGGTCTCGGCCAAAGCCTCCTCCGCAGTCTCGCCCGGGTAGACCACGAAGCTAATCTCTGCGGTCTTCTCGCTCATCTCCAGCCCCTCTCACTAGGCTAACTGCAGGAAACTCTACTCCAGCAGCAATCAAGAACGGAAGAGAGAGGGGCCAAAAACCCTCCCCTATTCACTTTCACTTGGAGATCTCGGCAGAGTACTCATCTTCCTCGGCCCAGCAGGCGTCCCACTCGGCGTCAGTCTCGTGGTGACCGTAGCACATCTCGCACTGCTCGTCGATCTGCTCGTAACGCTTCTCGTTTCCCATTTCTTAGCCTCTCTCACTAGGCTTTCCCTTACCTGACAACAATATTACCCTAAGATGGGGGCTTACGTCTACAAAAATCTTGGGGGAGGGCCGAAGCCCTACTTGGAGTAGATCAAGCGAAGTGCCTCCGCCACGTTCCGCACCTTGGAGGATTTACCGTTCTTGGTGAACCGAGCCTCAGCGTAATCGTAGCGACCTTCAGCATCCCAGGCGAGATGGAGCGTAGCGTGCCCGAGGTCAATATCCAGTATCGCCGCACCCAGTCCCAGGATCTGTAGCTTAGCGCGCTTCTCGCCTACGTTCGCCGCACGAAGGACAACATGAGCCTTAAGCTCGCCCGGTGCCCGGAGCGGCACGTTGATCTTCTGACCCTTCCGGCTGATGCGCTCGCCGGTCGTGGCGGTGCGGGTCTTGGCGACCTTCAGCGCCTCGTTCAACTCCGGGTGGCAAATCCAGCATCCATCCTGCTCAAGCCGGATTGCATCAAGGATCATCCCGCGCAGTTCTGCACTCTTGTGCTTCGCGGCGTTCTTGATCCCGGCCTTCGGAGCGAGCTTCCGCAGCTCCACAGCCCCGGTCACGAAGACCTTGGCGCCGGTACGGTCACGGGTAAACTCATTGACCTTCGCCCCAAGCACGGTCAGCACGTCATGCGCTCCGTCGCTGTGCGTGTTCTCCCATCCGCCCTCCACGTAGCACGGCATGCAGGCGTCCTGGATACCGGCGTTCGGGTCTTCCGGGCGATTGTTGCAGATGTTGCAGATCTTCTTGGCCATTTCCCTCACCGCTCTCACTCGGTCGGTCTTGCTTACAACTACATCCTACCCCATCATTCTGCAGATGGCGACTCGATTGCAAAGATTTTTTCCCAAACCTCTCCGCCAGCAGAAAAGAAAGATAGAGAGCAAAGAAGCTAATTCCCCAAGCAGATATCCCGCTCTGTGCGGTCTGCCATCCAAACCAGATCCAGCCTAGCTGCGCGAAGATACCAACCCGGTATCCTAGGCTGGGGCGGTACCTCATCAAAGCTACGGTCAACAATCCTAGGATGGTGAGTCCCCACGGCACCAATTGTATCATATCGATTCTCCCCAGGCTCTCACGCGGCAGCGAGCGCCCACGACTCAAAGTCTATGAGCGCCCACGCCTTCCTTTAGTTGCCTAGTGCGATGGCGGTCCCACTAGGGCTTCCGGGCTCGTACGGTGCCTCGACTCGCCGTGCGGGCTCGGTAGTTCTTTCAATCTGGATCTTATCGGCTGCCGCCCGGCCAGCTGCAGATCCACGAACTGCTGCCTCTGAATTATGGCGTCGATCATATGCATCTTGGTCGGCCTTGGTCCACTTGCGCTCCTTTGGCTTCGGCAGGTTGCCAACATCCTCTCGGAAGCGCTCCGCAGCTACCCGGCGAGCATCGGGGTGAGCATCGGGGAAACGGTCCCAGAACGCTTCCTTCACCCGGTCTTCGCGGCCCTTCAGAACCAAAGCACCACCCTGGGAATCCACGGCGTCTCGAGCGGTCCGCAGACGTTCCGCAAACCGATAGCCAAAGAACTCCGCGTACTTCTCGCGGTATACGATTTTGTTGATGCCCTTTCCGGCCACGATTGGATCCTCGTCACGCTCACGGCAGGCTGCAGCGTAAAGCTTTCCCACCCGTGCGTGCGCGCTATGACCGGCCCTACCAAGATCAGATCCCCATAGCAGGAAAGCGATACGATTCCGCTCTAGGCCAGAGTTGCGGAGTCGATACACATTCTCTTGATCTGACAGATCTGGATTCACTTTTGGCTCGAGCTGGCCTACCATCGTCATCCAAGCCGACTGGTACAGCCCCTCAACAAGTCGAATATCCGACGCGTACCCAACGGCCGTCACGAAAATGTCGTCCCCCACAAGCTTCGACCGATAGAGCACTCCGAAGTGGTTGCAGGCCCATCCCCAAAGTCGCAGATGCTCCTGGTAAAATTGGGAAGCGTACGTGCTGACCTTGATGTCGCGAACTACTGGCAGAATGGAGCTCGAGTCTTGGGCGATAAGGGATTCTTCGGCCAGCTGATACTTGCGCCTAAGCTCCTCCGCCTTCGTGTGGAGGGATGCTGCTTCCTCGGGGAACTCGGTGCTCTCAGCCTTCGCTAGCAAGCCACGGATACGTGCTGCCATTTTCTCCAGCGTCTCGGCGCTGAAGCTCGCGCTCTCACTCACGAGTCTTCCCTTCTCTTGAGGCTATAGCGGACGGGCTTTCCTCCCCAACACCCGGATGCGAGACGAGATGGCTTGCGACCATCCCCGCAACGCTGGTACCCGTCCGGTTGGTCCTCCGCTCCCCTGCTAGGTATCGAACCTAGCTCCTGCCCTCGGCCGAGGAAGCAGGCGAGCCCATGCTCACAGGGGAATCAGGCCGGGGGAACTTCTTCGAGCGGTCCGCACCCGGCTTTCATTCAGTTCTTGGCCTCGACGTCGCCACCCCAAGCGTCCTCACCAGCGGTGTTCAGCTCAGCAATGCGATTCTCGTAAGAAGCCTCGCTCAGATATACCCCATCCAGGTTAGCATCGCCATCGCGAGTACCCGTCCAAACAACCCATACCTTCATTTTCCTTCTCCGCTCTCACTCGGTTGCTTACAATCTACATACTACCCCAACTGCAGTCGGAAGGGAAGCCCAACTCCAAAATTATCCCTCGCAGATCAGGCTACCTGCGCCTTGCAGTTCTTTCTGGGTACCCCTCCGAGCTGGCCGGTCCACTCGACACTTAAGGTTTCCCTTATTCGGCATCTTCGACATCATCGGTTGGTTAAAGCGCGCCACCACGACGGCTCCGCGAGGAACGATGAAGGTCATGATCCAAGGAGAGGTCACCAGCTCATCCTCCCAGATCATCGCGCCCTCGGCAAAGACCTTCACGTTGATCGGATAGGTCCCGCGCTCCGGGTAAAACTGCGCGTGAACCGTTACATTTTCGTTAACATCACTTCTTGGGTCCGGACGTCCCCACTCGTCGTATCCACCGAAAGCGATTGCGGCCACCACGACCACAATCGCTATCGTCCAGAATCCGACTTTTACCGGGGTCAGCAGATTCATGCCCAGTTTACCTTCTTTGCACATACCGGTCCCATAGCGCGCTCGATACTCTCCTCGCGAGTAAGGGTCAGACCGCAACGGACGCAAACCCCATAGAGGGCACCATATTGCTTGGCCTCCTCGAGAGTCATCCGCATCGAAGCGGTCAACCTACGAAGCGGAGCCTTCCCCATATAGATGAAATCCGCCTTTACCTCAATCTCCTTGCCCCGGCTGATCTTTGTGTACGGATCGGCCAGCATGACGAGCTTCTTCGTCACCTGCTGATTGGCACCGTGAACAGTGTGATAGACCTTGAAGATTTCACCCGTTTGGGGGATTCTGTACACTCCGTCTTCAGTGACCGGACTCGTCACACTGCAGGGGGTTGGCTCGTTCTCCCAACGGTCCCGGGCAGCCCCAAAAGAAAGGGCTCCGGTCCGCACCTCGTGGGCCTCTTGTGCCCGAGCGTCCTCATATCCGCGCTCCTCGAAGAAACGCTCAGTCGCTCGCTCGGCCTCATGCTCCTGCCGGTTACCGGCCTCATCGGCATAGCATCGCCGAACTTCATCAACACTGCTGTGCCGGTCGTGACAACTGCCGCACTTGATGCTTGGCCTGGTCATCGTACTCATCGGGCACCTCCTCGGTTCTCTCACTCACCCGAACAGCACCAATCTTACGCCATGAATCTGCAGAAGGAAAGGGAGCAGCCCGGCCGGGTGAGAGTCCGGTCCGGGCTGCTAGGGGAGGGTGAATGCGCTGGAAGGGCGCCTACCCAAATCTTCTGCGTTTACCTTCGGCTAGGTACAAAGCTACGCCAGTCAGGAAACTGCCGCTAGTAGGGCTGCTTCCCCGGATTTCCCCCGGTCGTAACCTTGTGACCGAGCACGCCCGTTTGATGGGCGTCTCCTGCCGGAGAGACCTGGCCCCGACTAAGCAACATCAACACGCTCACCGCCAGAGCGTTCAGTCCGGCGAGGACTTCCTGGCTAAGGTCAAGCCCGTAGGCCGCCAGGAGCGTCGCGATGACAGTGAAGAGGTGCGTAAAAACGGTAGGCGCGATGGGCCGGGTAAACCACGCGGTGATGGCTCCGGCGATGGCATTGACCACTACCATCCATAAGGCGGCCTGCTCGGCGGTGAGCCAGTCGAGCTGGAACCCGACCACGAGCGTTAGCACGGATTGGACTACCGCGAGTATCAGTGCGGGTTCCCTGCCGAATGCCCTCATGTTCTATCTCCTTCTTTTGTTGGAACTTTCCTTCCTGTGAAGTCTAACGGGGCCATCACTTTCGTGTGCTGTCCTCCGTGCGTTCTCTATAGGAAAGGTAGACCAAACGTGGCATCCAGACGGTAATGCCCACCAAAGATGTGTACAACAAAAGGATTACGATATCACGGCCCGCCCAAGGGCCTAGAAGTCGGCTCGTGAATATCAAAAGAAACAAGGTCCCCAGGTTCATCCCGAGAACCATCATGAACCAACCGTGCTCTGTCTTGGGCCATCCCCGCTTCTGTTTCCACCAGTACCACAGACAGAATGACACGCAACCGATTGCACCGATAGCAGTCTCTGCCCATGTGATCTTCTCTATCACGCTCATCGATAGCCCCCAAGCGCACGCCTGATATCTTCGCCCAGGTGATTCTTGGACACCATAGCTTTGGTTTTCTTCGTAATGGTATCCAATTTCAAATCGTCCTTTTTAATTTCCTGCAGCTTCTTTCGCGCCTCCAGAGTTTCCTGCGAAGGCTGACGTCGATTCCATGGCCATTTCCACTTCATGATTTGGCCGCCTCTTGTCGTATCCCCTCAAGGGCCTTGACCACAAGGGCATTGTTATCTAAGGCTTTATCGAACTGCTGATCACGCTTCCGAAGCGATTCCTGGAGCAAAGCAATCTGCTCCTTGTAATCCGCAATACGTTGGTTGTGCATCCATCTCGGAATCAACAACCCGAATCCGACCATGAGCACGAACAAGAGCAGTACCCCATATGGGGTCAACTCCGAGATGGGCACACCTAGCACTTTGCTCTCCTGTTAGGGTCATAAAATCCCGTTGAGGCAACACATGTTAACCCCCCGGAGGTGGCGTAGCGCCGTCCAGGCTTCCGAGCACCCTACGCACCGCCTGTTCCGTAGCCTTCTCAGCCATTTCCTCTAAACGCGGCTCTAAAGCGGCCATAAGCGCACCAATATCCACCGGTGCCGGACCACTAATTGCTTTTACCTCAGAAAGAATCTCCTTGATCGTCTGCACCGCCCAGTTCGGCTTACCCTTCTCGGGCCCACCGCGCATGGTGTCGAAGCCGTGCGACAGGGCCTCGATGCGCCACGCCATGTAGTCGATGTCAACAGCGGCGTCTGCCATGAAGTCTCCCTCGAAAAAGCGCCGGAAGGGTCCGGTTTTGTCGCGGCCCTCGGCGTCACGGAAATAGCTAACATGTGTATGGGTCAAGTGTGACGAATCGCCGGTTGAGCGTTTACTTAGCCGGTCCCAACGCTTGACGGAAACGCCGTCCAGAGTGTAGATGATGGACCGGATGTCCTGTGTGTCCGGCGCCTGCGCCTGGCACTGGCCGACAAGCCATTTATTGAGCTCGCGCAAGCGCGCGAACATGCCGATGTCGATTGCAGCGGCAGCATTTGTCTGGTGTGAACTGTCACGAACAGACTCGTTCCAACTATAATCTGCAGTTTGACCATCCCTGATACGGCGATCGTCCCAACCATGGTGATATCCGCCATCGTGAGCTTCGTTGCCCACGATACCCATTGCCCGGAAATCAGTAATCCCAGTCTGCGGCATCAAATATTCGCGCAGTTCAAGCAAGCGCTTAGGGGCGTACGTCATAACACACCCCAACAAGGGACGGTAACCAAGCCCCAGGGCTTGGTTCTTGGCGCCGGACGATCAGACACCCAGGGCCACAAACCACCAGGTTGTTGAGTAAGAAACCACGACATTCCCACATAGCCCTCCCCACTGGGATGTAAGCCGTCAGCCAGCCAAATAGGGCTGATGATCCCGTTGTGCACAATATGAACCGAATCTCCATACGGAGCAACAATTACGGGCAGCATTGAATTAAACTCCTGCGCGGTAACGCTCGCACGCGCGAGGTCAGCATTCGTCCCGCCATCGGGCGGGATGATCTCGCTAGCGATAATGCGGATGGTAGGGCTCTGTGCTCGCGCTGCGTCAAGCAATAGCGCATAGTCAGCAGCCATTTGAACAGCGCTCTTCCACCCGGACGTGGACGTAGCATCATTCACACCGATGCGGAGAATCAGGATATCAGCGGGATTGACCGCCAGATATCCCCTGATTTTCCCGGTCAGACCGACAATGGTCTCGCCACCCAGTCCTTGATGTCGATTCCAAGGCGCACCACAAGAGCTGGCCCAACTACCCACAAAATGGACGTCAACGCCGCCGACACGTGAGAGCCAATCGCCGAGAACCTGACGATCCCCATAGTGTGAACCGTCACCGCACGCAACTGGCTGCCCCGAAGCGGTACTGTCGCCTACGAACATGATGCGAACAGATCCAGTTAATGGCTGAAGTTTTTGCCGTGCCACACCTTTCTCAGCGCCCATAAGAAGCATGGCGACCAGAATAACAGGTATGACCATTCTTTTCATAGCCCCTCCACGGCAAGCATTGAAAACCAATCTGATGCTGTTAGTGTACCCGCACCTCCGCTACGACGCCAACGCCCCTGAAGGGTGTAGGTCCCGGCAGGAACTCCCGGAGGGATACGAACGAAACTGCCGGAAGGCAGCCACTTATTTGCATCGGTAGCCACAACGCCGTCTGCATCGTAGTCAGTGCCATTCACCAGAACCCCAAACCGCCCAAAGGTATTGGTGGAAGTGCTGT